ATCAGGTGATATCACTGCTAACGGTGGTGACATGACAGCAACACGTTTCAACGGTGAAGCAACAACGGCAAAATATGCCGACCTTGCAGAACGTTATGAAGCAGATGCAGAATACGATGAAGGCACAGTAATGATGTTTGGTGGAGAAGCAGAAGTAACAGCGGCAGAAGGTCACGGTTGTGACAGACTAGCAGGTGTTGTTTCAATGAAACCAGCTTATCTAATGAACGGCGAAGCGGGTAGTGATATAACTCACCCAGCTATCGCATTACAAGGTCGTGTTCCAGTTAAAACTATGGGTGCAGTCAAAAAAGGCGACATCATGGTAGCGGCTGATAACAAGGGACATGCTACAGCATGGAAAGAAGACCACGATCCTAAAATGACGGCATATATCGGTATCGCAATCAAAGATAAAATCGAAGAAGGCGAAGGTATGGTCGAAGTTAAAGTAGGTAAGTAAGTAACTTAATAATTTTACAATATAGAGAAGGTCGGCATTACAGTCGGCCTTCTTTTTTTTAAGGAGGAGAAAGTTATGAAAAAACTAATGAAGAACAAGAAAGTATGGATTGCAGTAGCAGTTGTAATAATTGTTGCATGGTACATGTTCGGTGGTCAAGCACCAGTCGAAGCAGTGTAACAATTCAATTATAAAAGATAATCAAGGGCGCTTATGGCGCCCTTTTTATTCGTCTTCTCCGCAGAAGAAATTCTTAAGTGTTTGATATAGTCCCCCACCCTGAGTATTAGTATTTTCTTCAACCCATTCAGGAAACTTTTCAAATAATCTTTTCCATTGTAGCATTTCATTATGTAAATCTATCACTTGTTTATAGTATTCACTTTTATTTGCAAAACCAAGTTCTTCTCTGATTTTAATAATTCTTTCTCTACATTCTTTTAAATCCAGTATATCTTTATCAACTGCAACAATAATATCATCAAATGATTTTTTGTCAGAAAACTTATCTATTAAAAACTTATGATGTTTGTTTTTTGGCTTGCCATCATAAAGAAACATAATTTCTTGTAAATCATAGTACAATGCTTTTACTGGATTTATAGTTTCTCTATATCTTTCTGTAACTTCTTTAATTTCAAATCTTATATCGTCTGTTGATAACTTTTCTAATGTTGCTAATGCAATTATATTAATCTTTTGTCTACTACCTGTAATTTTCTTTTGTGATGATAATCTTATCTTTTTGATTACAGTATCTATTATTATAATTGTATCTTTATCAATATCTTTCTTAATGTATTCTATATATTCAGGTGTGGCACTGTTAACGATGGCTCGTAATTCAGCCTCGGCATTCCCGGTCTTTAGGTACTCAATACAGTCCCTAATGAACTTTTGCTTCTTGAAATCTATTATGCCTGTTTCCACTCATTTCTCCCATACAGTATTTAATAGTTTCATTAAGAAGTTATAGTGACGATATAATATCCCTAATAACTTTTAACTTATTCTTTTTAAACAATGTTCTACGAGTTCCTGGGTGAAGTGGCTTTGGAAAATATTCATGCTCTATCCAAGCATACCCTCCACTTTCATGATTTAGTGTAGGTATAAATTCTTTCTTTATAACTATTACAAAAGAGTAATAACTAAAATCTTTATTTCTGGAATGATATTGGTCTAGTGGATATATCTTTCGTACATCTTTCTTAATATCAAGTCCTAGTTCTTCACACACTTCTCTTAGCAACGCTTGTGAAATATTTTCATTATCCTCAACTTTGCCTCCCCAAAATCCCCAATTTCGTGGATGCGAACCTAACTTGTCTCTTTGTTGAAGGATAATTCTTTTTGTGTCTTTAGCGATTATACATGCGCCTGCGGCTTTTAACATTGATACGACTTTCCTACTGTAATAATTCTAGTCGCCAATAGCCTGCATCATAAATTCCTTGGAATGTATCATTCCATTCACCGTCTTCAAATTTAAATTGTTGTCCAGTAAAAGTATTAGAAACATATGCTCTTAAAGTATACGCACTTGCATCAAATGATTTAACCCATGAACTACCATTATATTCAATGATATCATTCTTAGATGCATCTATTCCCCACGGTCCACTAGCAGAAACGTCTGTCAATGATAGATATCTTTGTCCAATTGCTGGGCTTGGTATATTATTAAAACCAGGTTTCGCAGTTGTGGCATCTATGACTCTATCTACTGCCGTGATAGTATTAGTAGGTAATGTATCTTTGTCTACTGTAAATTCTAATATTTCAGGATTGGCTGTTGAACTCAGTGAACCTATAACGTCAGCCTCAAGGTTATCTAATTCACCGTGAAACTTAAGTCTGAGTCTTGATATTCCATCGTCAAGGGATCCATAATTAGTCAATACATCTTCCCATGTAACACCATCTTCATAGTTTCCATTTTTTAATGGTTGACAGAAGTACTTACCGTTTGTTTCTGTAACTTGTAATGCATAATTCTCTGGTGTTACAACTACTGTTGCTTGTTGTTTTAAATCACTAAAGAATTCAAATGCATCAGGATCATAATCTAATGTATCTAAATCTGTATATGTGTATAAGTTGTGTATAATATTTCTTATTACGTTTTGTCTTGTTACTTGTGCTGGAGGATTAATCCAAATAGGAATTTGAAAGAACATTGTAGCAATGTCTATTTGGTCTTCAATTCCTGCAGGTATTCCTCTGCTACTCCACTGAATATCAGATAATTCAACAGTAGTGATAGTTGTCCAATCTACTGGATTATCATTGTGTTGTATTTCTAATGCTGGATTAAATAAAACTAAAATTTGTTCCATTAACTGTAACTTTTGGTCTGTATTGGAAGTCCAAACATCTACTTGCATATTCAAAAGATAAGGAACAGGCATAAGTCTTTTTACATTAAATCTGTTTCCATCTTCATTTACGTATTTGTTTGTTGCTTGGTCAAACTTTCTTTCCGTTACTGCTACTGCATCATTAAAGAATGGCTCTTGAACTCTTGCTCTATCGGGTTGAAGACTTTGTATCCAACAACCGATAAATGGTGCAGAATTTACGATATTTTCAGAATTGCCTTTCATAATAGTAGCGGCCATTCTTGATATATCACCGTATCTTGCTGGTACACGAATATAATAATCAGTTGTACCATCATTCATTTTCTTCCCTGTTTTTACGCTGAACCCACTGAATATTCTGATAAATTGTAGAATATATCTTCTTATCTGTTCATCGTAAAAGTGATGTTGCTTTATCGCCATTTTAATCTACCTTTGGTTTAACTGCCTTAGACAAGTTAACCTTTCCTGCAATAGTGGTACCATCTTCAAGTTTGACAACGCCATCATTGTTAATGAATTTATGGTGTAAGTGGTTACCAACTTCCCAACCACCATCACTATCTTCAATTTTATACCACTTAATTCCTTGATATTGAAATAATCTGTTAGGATTATAATCAGTTCTTAAGAAGTAAGAATTTTCTGCTGGGTTGCTAGGAAATCTTGTACCACTTGCAACAGTTGCCATGTCTACATCTTTAGGATGTTGTCCTTCGGGTGCATATTGCAAGTTGTTAGTTCTATAATCCCAGTATTTTCCAGGAACATTTTCTTGTGCTTCTTCAACGATTGCATCATTGATTTGAAGTTCTTTATTGTAAGTAGACAGTAGATTTTTTAAATCGTCTGCTTCTTCGCCTGTTCCAAGAATATCTGAGTACTCTTGTGTATCTTGTAATTGCTTACAACGAACACGCCATATGTGCGGCCACCAACCTGGGTCAAAGCCTTCTGCGGCCTTTGATGCATCTTGCACTACCCAATATTGATTGACTGCTGGAGCGTCCTCGTCAAGTAACAAATCTTCTCTCATATGAGGAAGTTCAATGACATCTCCTGTCATTAATTTTCTTCCCATTTTTTCTACCATATCGTTTATAGACATTGTGAATATAATTTGGTCATTGCCCAAAAACATTCCAAACTGAGATAGGTCCATATCTTGGTCTGAAACTGTATACACACCACGTAAGTCATATATGTTATCATCATACTTTCTGTCACGATTCTCCATGAACAACAAATCTTGTATTGCTGGTTTGGTAGGATCATAGTTAGGATCAGTTGTATCTTGTGAACCTAAATATTTGTGAACAAGTAGCGAAGTGCCTCCATGTTCGAAGTGCGCCTTCACCATCTTATCGATGAATTTGTAATCATTTCCCTTACGAGGGTTCCATAAACTTAATCTTGGCATATTTTTTTCCTTGACTTCTAACTGTATTTATCATATAATGAAGGTATCTTGAAGGAGAAGTGAATGGAACAACTTCCAAATAGTAATGGATATACTATTGTACGTGATTATTTACCAGGAATAGCGATAGAACAATTCAGAATGTGGGCAATGAACCCTAATAATGCTCATAGAGGCAACGGGTCAGATGGGATTTACTACGATAAACATGATGGAAAACGAACATATGATGTTTGGTGGACAACAGCACCACCTAAAGAAATGTGGTTACCAGTAGTTTTAGGACTGAAAAAATATATTGATGTATTATTTGGGTCTATTCAATGGGGAATTCATGCAGTTGATTGTATTACTACTGCACCTCAATCAAGTAAAATCTATGCACATATAGATACCCCTTATCGATTCGAAAAATATGCTAAGGTAGATGAGACACTAGGTGTACAAATAATTATACCTCTTAATGCTTTTACTTTAGAGAATGGCGGCACTGCATATCTTCCAGGTTCGCACTTAGAAAATTTATATTATAAAGATATCGAAGATAATCAACAACACTATAATGATAGATTAGTCAATGAAGGTCATCAATTTTTAGCAAAAGCAGGTGATGTATTAATGTATGACGGTCGAACATTACATAGCACAATGCCTAACAAATCTAATTTATATAGGAGTGCCTTACTTATAAATGCATTACGTGAACATGTACTTGAAGATGCTCTTTTGTTAGATAATAACACAGATAACCTTAAAACTTGACAAAAATAGCTATTTGTAGTTAAATAGAAACTATAATAAATTGATTCGAAACATTACGGAGCGAGATTTAAATGGCATTGGCGAAAAAAAGAAAATCACTAAAGAGAGCCCCATCCAAACGCGGAGCAAAACTTGAATCACCTAAATGGGAAGGATGGGAAAAATTATCAGGACAAGAATTCCATCGTAAAAAAGAAGGCGCTCGTTCTTTTTATTATGAAAACTATCAAGCCAAAGATTTATATGCATTTGTGTTCACTTGGATGGCTAAGAATGATTATACAAATGAAGATATTAAATTAGCTAAACTCCCACCAGAACATATGATAAGCATTACTTGTGCGATATGTTGCAAATTGTTACTAGATGGTATGCCAGACTTTGTTCAAGTAGAAGATGATTATTGGCAAACTCTTGCTGGTACTAGCGGACATATAACTCCTATTACTGACTTTATTAAGAAACGTATAACAGAAACAATAGAGGCTGGCAAAGTAATCAAAGAAAAGAAATTAGAAGTAGAAAAAGAAGAAGCTAAAAAGAAGAATGTTTATAGACCTAGTATACAAGAACTTCTACGTCTAAAAGCATTGACTATGACAGACGATATTGAAAAGTTTATCGATGATTTTGATATGGATGTAAAGTCGTTAAAAGACTTTAAACCTCTGAATCTTTTACGTAGAAAAGAAGCAAAGGCAAATCATGCCAAAGTTATTAGAGAGTTATATACTGGTAACTTTGCTGAATATGATGAACTTGTTAACCCACCTTCAACAAAAGGTATGGACGAGAAAGAGTTAGATTATCATAATCAGTTGATAGAAGGGTACAATCATTTAGATAAGTCTGAAATCAAAGCAATGCATGAAATGTACAAAAGCATTGTACAAGCATGTGATATGATTATTGCTAATGCAAAATTTGACCGAAAACCACGTAAACGTAAAGTAGTTAGTGCAGAGAAATTAGTATCTAAAATGAAGTTTATGAGAGAACATACAGAAACAGGTACAGTTAGTATAAATCCAGTTGAGATTGTTGGAAGTAACATATTGCTTATATATAATACAAAGTCACGAAAAGTCGGTATATATCATACAAGTAATGTGGATCCAATGAACCAAAAACGTGAAGGAAGTGGTCTAACAGTAAAAGGCACTACAATGATACGTTACAACGAAGAAACTAGTGTACAGAAGACACTACGTAAGCCTCAAGAGCAATTAAAGATGTTCAAAGATATTACAAAAAGGTCTCTCAATAAACAGTTTGAATCAGTAAAAAGTGTACCTACTAAAATGAATGGTAGAATTAATGAACATACACTGCTCCTTAAGGTATTTTGATAAATAGATGTAGATACTGACGAGTATACTAAATTAACTATTAATTTATATCCCGGGAGAGATAGAATGGCAGACAAAAAAAGACATTATTTTGCGGAAGTTAACATTCCCGATGCCGTAATTACGGCTCAGGGTGGCGCAGAAGTTCCTGGCACAAAGATGATCCAAAATCTTTTAGATGCTTATATTGAGGAAACTAACACTAAATATGCGAGAGCATTAAAAGATTTCATATACGAAACTGCAAAACCATATGGTTGGCATTCATCAGATGCTAATAAATGTGCATATGGTATCACATTTATCAATGCAAGACATTGGGCGAACTATTCGGCGTACACTGCTCCATTTAGACAGTGGTTAAATGATACACATGGTGTAACATATACATATGAAGTTAAAACAGATGTACCTTACGAAATTGCTGAATCAGGAGTTTCGGGTGCAGGCGAACCAGTCAAAGATGATGATGGGTTCAATCACACATATGCAACCGCTAGTCAAAATGAGATATTAGTTAATATCCCTACAGACCGTGGTTACACTATAGCATAATAACTAAAAATTTCAACAAAAAGAGCCCATTCTTGAGTGGGCTTTTTTTATATCTCCACTAAATGATAAATACTGTATATAGTTGGAGTAATATCAATGGCTAAAAATACAAAAATTAGAAATAATGTAATCAAGGAAGTAAGACTATTACTAGGTGATGGTATGGTCGATATTGAACTTGATCCAGACCACTATGATTTAGCAGTAGATGTTGCTTTATCAAAGATAAGACAAAGGTCTGAAAACGCAGTAGAAGAAGATTTCTATTCAATAGAACTAAAAAAAGATGTAGACGAATACACTCTACCAGCAGAGATTACAGAAGTCAAACAAGTTTGGCATCGTTCATTTGGACATGGTATCTCTGGAGGCGTTGATATGGATCCATTTGAATTAGCATATGCTAACTCATACTTTTTCTTAAACAATCACATTGGTGGTATCGCAACTTTTGATGCATTTGCACAATATCGTGAAGCATTAAACAGAGTAGCCGCTACAGATATCCAATTCATTTGGAATCCAAGTACAAAAAAATTAAAACTACTACGAAGAATGAGAGCCGATGAAATGGTTCTAATTCATGTTCACTTAGAAAGACCAGAAGAACAATTACTTGAAGATCCGTATCTTAAATCATGGATGAGAGATTATACTTTAGCATATTGTAAAAAGATGTTAGGTGAAGCAAGAAGTAAATTCTCATCATTACCTGGTGCTCAAGGCGGAGTAACATTGAATGGTGCAGAAATGAAAAACGAAGCAGATGTTTTAATTGACAAGTTGGAAAGTGAACTACAAACTTATGTTGATGGTTCTGCTCCACTTGGGTTTGTAATTGGATAATTCATCTAACACTGCTTGTTCATTATTATGGTCTCATGCTAGACTTAAAGTAGACGGTACCGTTCTGCCTTGTTGTTTCGTAGAAGAAAATAATATCCCAAATTTAAACGAAGCCCCAAAATTATCTGATGGATTGAATAACGCATTCAATTCTAAATTCTTTGACGATATAAGAAGTGAAATGTTGAAAGGTAAAAAACTTTCAATGTGTGACAAGTGTTGGAATGCAGAAGATAATGGTATTGAATCATTCAGACAACAGTATAAACAATACGATAAATTTATAGGGCAACAACCAAAGATAAGATATATTGAAACTGCTTTATCCACACATTGTAATTTATCATGTAGAATGTGTAATGATACATTTAGTAGTAAATGGAAACTTATAAAAAATCCTGGAATGTCAGTTGATGTTTCAGTTGATTCATTTGACTTAGAATATTACGACACTGATTTATCTAAATTAGATTTCGTTAAGTTTGTTGGTGGAGAACCGTTAATAGATAAAAAACATGCAAACTTTTTAAAACAAATTATAAGCAAATCAGATGATCCAAGTAATGTAAAATTGTTCTACAATACTAACGGTACAATAATACCAAAACAAGAAATATTTGATGCATGGTCTAAACTAAAAGAAGTAGAAGTTACATTTAGTATCGATGCTATAGGCGAAGCAAATGAGATACTAAGACCCCCACACAAATGGGATACTATTCAAAGCGCCATAAATCACTTTACAGAGCATAAATCAGATAATATGACGTTAGGTATGCATACTGTGATAAACGTCTTTAACATACACCTATTAAAGGATATAGTAGAGTTTTCATACGGTCACTTTGGGAAGATGCCTTATTTTGATATATTAGACTATCCAGAGCATATGTCATTAAAGAACTTAGAAAGTAGTTTAAAGATTAAACTATCTAATGTACTCAAACATGCATTTGAGGGACAAGAAGAATTACAATTTTTATTAGAATTTATAAATCAACCAACAAAGTATTCATATACCCTTGACCAAATTATAGACAAAGAAAAAGAAAATGATATTAAGGTAAATACATTGATAGAAAAATTAGGAACAAGAGAAATATGGAATTCTTTTTAAAAGCATTAATATCAGGAATAGTAATAGCATCAGTTAGTATGGTGGCTCAAAGAAGTGCTACAATGGCGGCATTTTTATTGGGTATACCTTTTACTGCCTTTCTTGCAATGATTTTTATGTGGTATTCAGGCATTGATGCAGATACTTTTGCAAAATTTAGTTTCGAAACTACGTATTTTGTCTTGACAAGTCTCGTATTTTTTGTTATATTTGGGTTACTAGTTACAAAGATAGGATTTTGGTGTAGTGTTATAGCCGGTTTATCTGTAACGATAATACTGTATAACATTCTTTTGAGGATTATATGAAAAAAATTATAGGTATCTGTGGGCTAATAGGTCATGGAAAAGACACGGTCGCAGGTCACTTAATTGAAAACGGCTTTCAACGAATAAGTTTTGCAGGAGTTCTAAAAGATGCATGTGCAAATATATTTGGATGGGACAGAATTCTTTTAGAAGGTAATACATCAGAGAGTAGAGTATTCAGAGAACAAGTAGATGAATGGTGGGCAAAAAGATTAGGTATTCCTAACTTCACACCAAGATGGGCCTTACAACATGTAGGTACAGATGTGTTCAGAACACATTTTCACCCAGATATCTGGGTAGCGGCTTGTGAAAGACAAGTCGAATTAACAGACAAAAATGTAGTCATTTCTGATTGCAGATTTTACAATGAATTAGATGTTATTAAACGATTAGGTGGCAAGACTACTGTAGTATGGCGAAAAGAAAAGCCTGAATGGTGGCAGAATGCTTGTACATCAAATAAGACTAAATCAGAGAATATGCTTGATCCCATGAAACGATATCCAGACGTACATAAAAGCGAGTATAGTTGGGCTGGATGGGACTTTGACATAGAATTCGACAATTCTAAAGACTTGGAGCATCTATATAGCCAAGTTACAGATGTATTGTCTACGTAGTTAATTCAAAAACAGCCACTTTTTTGTGTTTTTCGATAAATAGTAGTAGCAATAAAAGAATTTTGCTACAATGCAATTTATATAATTAAGGAGAAACAGAATGCCTACATTAGTATCACCGGGCGTGTCAGTTGTTGTTAGTGATGAGTCGCAATATGCGGCCGCTACACAAGGTACACTTCCACTACTAGTCGTTGCTACGGCAACAAACAAAACAGACGCATCTGGTTCAGCAATCGCATCTGGAACACTTGAGGCTAACGCCGGTGTTGCATATCTTGTTTCTTCACAACGAGAATTAGTTGAAACTTTCGGCGAACCTGTGTTCTATGAAGTTGGCGGATCGGTTGTGCAAGGAGCAGAGACAAGTGAATATGGCCTACTAGCCGCGTATCAATACTTAGGAGTTTCAAACAACGCCTATGTTGTACGTGCTAACGTGGACATGTCACAATTAGAAGCGACTTCAAACGAACCAGCTGGCGCAATTACAAACGGAACATATTGGCACGATACGTCAACATCTGATTTTGGTATCTTTAAACATGATGGTACAGACTGGAAAGCAGTTACACCTAAAGTGTTAACAGATGCACCAGGAACAGGTAATGTTGAGGCTATCAATGCTGATGGTTTTGCATCACCGAAAAACACATTCGGTTCTGCAGGAGACATCGCCGTTGTAACATCAACAACAAAAATTACTTACTGGGAAAAAGTAGGTGTTAACTGGGTCATCACTGGTGACACTGGTTCATCAGATTTTCAGTGGTCTGCTTTTGCACCAACAACTAAATCAGATAACAATGCTTTAGCGGGTGGCGAAATTTATATTAGACTTACAAAACAAGGCGGTGGTTTAGATTTATCAGCGGCTGTTTATAATTCTACTACAGGCTTATGGACATCAGTTCAAGCACCACTATATTCTACAGATGATATCGCAGGAACATCATTAATTGATGAAGGTGATATCTATGCACGTTATAACTCAGCATTAGGTTTCGTTGAGTTACGTAGACATACTGGTAAAGTAGCTACAACAATCACAACAGGTCAAATCCCTGATACTACAAGTATCACTGCGGACTTCACAGTTGAAGGTACACAGTTCAATGTTACTGCGGTAACATTAGATGCTCTTGTAGTACAAATGCAAATGAACACAAATTTAAATGCGGCTAACGTTTCAGTTGAAAAAATCGGTGCTGATAAAGTCAGATGGACTAAATCAGACGGATTAGAACTAAACATCGTATTTTCTTCTGGTTTCAATGCAATGGGACTTGCTCAATCAACAAACATTGATAGTGTTTGGGCAGACTTATCATATGAAGCATCTTCATCTACACCAAAAGGTGCAGTAGCAGAAGGTACTCTATGGTTTGATGCAGATTTAAAAATTGAAGTACTTAGAAATGCTTACGTAAGTGGTGTTCAGCAATGGCAACAACATGCTTGGTCTGAGGACACAGACGGTTTAATGGGCAATGAATTACAATTACGTTCAGGTATGCCAACAAAACGTAAAGATGGTACAACTAATCTATTCACTGGCGACATTTGGGTAGATAGTGATGCTATGCCTTATCCACATGTCTATCGTTGGGACGGTGGCAAATGGGTTAAACTAGATAATGCTGACCAATCATCTAGCAATGGTATCGTTTTCTCTCATTTCTCAGAGGAAGCACCATACGATGCAAACGGAAACATTAATTCACGTACTGCACATGCCAAAACAGCAAATGCTGAATTGCATCCAGACGGTATGTTATTAGTGAACATGGATTACTCTACTTACAATGTTAAAAAATATGTTAACGGTAAGTGGGAATGGGCATCAGGTTCTAACTTAGATGGCTCAGGCAAATTCGGTAAAGAAGCACAACGTAATATGGTTGTGGAAGCTATGCAGGCGTCAATCGCAGGTAATGATGGTATTCGTTCAGAATCAGTTTACTTTAACTTGATTGCGGCTCCTGGTTATCCAGAACTAATGGACGAAATGATTGCTCTAAACAAAGATAAGAAAGAAGTTGCTTTCGTTATTGGTGATACACCAATGGACTTGAAATCAGATTCTACATCTATGAAAAATTGGGCAACTGATAACGTTCCAGCAGAATCATATGCAGGCGTTTATTACCCACATGGTCTTTCAACAGACTTATCAGGTAATGATGTTGTTATTCCATCATCAGCAATCGCACTACGTACTATCGCATTCTCAGACCAAGTATCATTCCCATGGTTCGCTCCAGCGGGCTTGACACGTGGTGTTGTAACGAATGCAAGTAAAGTAGGTTACGTAACAGATGAAAGTGAATTTGCACAAGTTCGTTTAAGTAACGGACAACGTGATGCACTTTACACTTCACGTGTTAATCCAATCGCAGACCTTCCAAATCAAGGTCTAGTAGTTTATGGTCAAAAAACAGCACAGGCATTTGCATCAGCACTTGACCGTATTAATGTTGCGAGACTTGTAAACTATATGCGTTTCAATTTGGATCAATTATCTCGTGGTTTCTTATTCGAACAGAATGACAAAATCACACGTGATAACATGCGTGATGCAGTAGAACGTTTCTGTGGTGAACTAGTAACTAACAGAGGTCTATTCGACTTCTTAGTTGTTTGTGACGAATCAAACAATACTCCGGCTCGTATCGATAGAAACGAGTTATGGGTAGACGTTGCAATTCAACCAGTGAAAGCAGTAGAGTTTATCTATATCCCACTACGTATCAGAAATACAGGCGAATCTCTAGCGTAAGCTGAGAAAAACCAATAAAAATCTTAGAAACCCGGCAGTAATGTCGGGTTTTTATTAACTACAACTTTAATTATATTCATAAAAGATAAATACTCTTATATAAAGTAAAGTTTCGAAACTTTTTAGGAGACAAAAACATGGCAAGAACATTAAATACTTTTGGTGTACCTACAGACAGCGGCGATGGCGTAACTGGCTCAGGTATTCTACAGCCTAAATTAAACTATCGTTTCCGTGTTCAAGTAGCAGGTTTCGGTGGAGTGGCTACAAACACTACCGAATTCACAAGACAAGTTATGAACGTAACTCGTCCAAAGATTACACACGAATCAATTCCTGTAGATTCATATAACTCTCGTATGTATATGATGGGTAAACACACTTGGGAACCTATCACAATTACTCTACGTGATGATATTGCAAACAATTTAACTAAACTAGTAGGTAGACAAGTACAATCACAGTTGAACCACAGAAATCAAGCTGGTCCGGCGGCAGGTACTAACTACAAGTTTTCTACATTAATTGAAATACTTGACGGTAACTCAGGCAATCCAAACGAACAATGGCAACTAGAAGGTTGTTTTGTTCAGAATGCAGATTATTCTCAGTCAGATTACTCAGTTTCAGATCCTGTGACAATCGCACTAACACTACAGTACGATAACGCAGTATTCACTGATACTGAAATTATGCCTGACACAACATTCGTTAATAATTCAAGTATTCTTGGTTAATCTGAGGTAGGCTATTATGGCTACACAGAAACAAGGCGGCAACAATAAGCAAGGCAATATTGTAGTTCAGGATAGCAGTAATGCCAGAAAAAGATTTGGGTTCGACGGCGTCGGACCCATTACTACAGCTCCAAAATTTGGAGATATGTGGTATGTGGAATTCCACACAGTTGAATCAGGCGCCTTAGGCCAATCACTTCCAAATAACAGATTCGTTAAAGCAGTAGGTGGGGTATCTATTGCCACTTCCACTGTACCAATCGATAGATATGGTAAACGAACATATATTCCTACACGTGTAGATTTTGGTGAAGTATCGATTAGTATGTATGATACTATTAATGGTGATACTTTTAACTTCATGAAAGATATCTATAAAAGATTTTTTAATAACAGTGATATACCAACCGATACAGCAAATATAGAAAAAAGTATTGCTGATATAAATCAAGGTAGAAGGTTCCCAACATCTGGAAAATCATTTCATCAAAATTTTGAAAAAGTTGTAATATTTCACTTCTTTGGTAACTTAGACGGTGCACCAAGTCCAACTGACTTTACTGGTACTGTACATGACCAAGTAGGCACAGGAAAAATTCAAAAAATTACACTAGTTAACCCTTTAGTTACATCTATTAATTTCTCACCGAGTGATTATGCCGATGCACAATTAAAGATGATTGACTTTAATCTGCAACCAGAAAATGTCACATTCGAAACAGTTACAGATGAGATAGCATTCCCTAAATGGATGACAGATGGTCAACCGTATATACTGGAGTCTTTAGTTAGTCAATCAAGTGTTCGTGACACAGAAGCAGGGACGAATGAATGGAATAATAGACTTAATGACCTATTAGCACAATTTAAGAAAGATCCAAGTGATGTTCTTAGTGCAGTAAACGAAGAACAAGAACTTCCTTTCTGGTCAAAGAATACTGATAGGTCTTCACTTGCTAACCAAACTGCGGAAACACAAGCACTTATCAATCAACAAAAACTTGATGAGTTAACAAAACTTAATAATGCAGTAAAATTTTCTGGTTTACCTATGAATGAATTCAATGGCCAAGACATTGACCCTGCTCAATTTTCAAATGTGTTAGATGCACAGAATGAAATTGCACAAGCAGAATTTGAAGAAGCAAAATCAAGACATCAGTTTGTAGAGGCTCTTCCAACAAATGAAAGATTTACTGATCCTTTTGTTCCAGAAACAAAATATCCTCAAATAGCAGATTTTGCCAACTTAGGTAACACATATGACGGCGGTACAGGAAGATACGGTGGAAGTAACTTAGGAGGAGCGATTAAAAACGAATTAGTAAATGCTTTCTTCAATGGAAGAAGTATTAATTGGGGTAACATAAGAGATTCAGCGGCTCAAGGCCTTTTAGGAAATTCGGGTATCGGTTCTATACAGAATTTAAGTAAAACGAAACAAAGTAAGTTCGGTATCTTAGGAGATTTAGTTAGAGACGGTATTAATAATTCAAATACAAGAAGTGGTGGACAAGCAAATCAGACTGTTACTGTCCCTTCAAATGGAACATCGGCAAATGCTACTTCACTTAACAACGCACAATCTTCTATTAATGTGTTAAAGAATTTAACGAGGGGTTTATAAGATGGCATTCGACATAGATGTATTAAAGGCAAAATTCCGAAAGAAAGGCTTCACAGAAGCCAAAGCAGATACGTTTGCTAGAGAAATAACAAACGTAGCAAGAAGTTACGGACTAAATCCATACCAACTAGTCGATGAAATTAAACCTAACTTTGACTTAAATGATTTAGGCGCATTTGTAATTAATAGTTCTTTGAGATTTGGTTATCAGACTGGTACAATAAAACCATCTAAACCTAACGCTATGGTCCAAAGAGCAATTATTAAATGAGACAGAAATATCATCAAGGAAAATATACAATAAAAAACCCACAGAAGTACTCTGGGAGGGGTGAGCCTACTTTTAGAAGTAGTTGGGAACACACTTTCATGAATTTCTGTGATGATAATCCAAGTGTTGTAGCTTGGGCAAGTGAACCTTGTAAGATAACATATCAAAACCCTTTAAATGGCAAAGTTACTGGATACGTTCCTGACTTTATCATTGTTTATATGGATAAAAAGGGCAATAAGAATGCAGAGTTGGTTGAAATCAAACCTTCAACACAATCTAACCCAGAATTAGCAAGAAGAAGAACAGACAAAGCGGCTGTTGTACAGAATTTTGCTAAATGGGATGCGGCAACCTCTTGGGCTAAGAAAAGAGGCATGCGTTTTCGTGTATTAAACGAAGGTGACATATATCAAAACACAAAAAAGCCTAAACCTGTCAAAAGAAAAAAGAAATAATTTTTAGCAATGATAAATACTATTAACTACTGATATAATAGGAATAACAGATGACTAAAAAATTAGAAGAAACGTTTAACATTACAGGCGCGGAAGAAGACAAGACATATGAGAATGAAGTTGAACGTGACACACCTTCTATAGAAGAATCTAACGAAATTACCAAAATCATCAATACTGAAATGAAAAATGCAGAGAAAATCGATGCATCACTTCCTATGGTATCAGATTTAAATGAACATGACAGAGAAATGGACGATATTCATGGAAAAGCCATGCAAACATTTGAAGATTTACTGCAATTAGGTATGAATGTAGAAGTACATGCAGGTGCAAAGATATTAGAGACAGCAAATCAGCTATTAAAGACAGCTAAAGAAGCCAAAGACAGTAAAGTAGACAGAAAACTCAAAATGATTAATCTACAGTTGCAAAAAGCGAAGCTAGACCATCAAAAAGATAGGGATACTAGCAAAGATGACAACGAATTAGAGTCAGAAGGCTCTCTAAACCTTGATAGAAACGAATTATTGAAGCGAATTGCTAATGCACAAAAGGTTGCAGATGAAGTAACTGGTAAAAAACCAGAAAAAAATAACAAAAATGATAAATAAGAGTAGTACGTTGGAGAGCAACATGAAACAATTTAAAGAGTTTTTAACAGAATCAGAAAAAGAACATAAATTCACAATGCGTTTTTGCTGTGAATTAGATACTAATGCAGAAGATAGAATTGAAAAGTTTTTAGGCAAATATGACCTTAGAACGATGTCAAAAACATCTACTACACCAGTATCAAAAAACCCAATGTTCTTTAAAGAGGTAGAAAATTCAGAAGTATCGAAGATTGATGTTGTTACAGGTTATCCTGTATCAGCCGATATCTTACGTCAACAACTTTCTGATTTGTTAGGTATGCATTTAACACACGTTGCAGTACATCCAGAAGGATGGGAACCAACAGAGGAAGAAGCAGAAGAAAACAAAGAAGCAAAACTTACTTCCGAAGAAGAATCAAAATCAGACGATGGTGCAAACTATGGTCGTACTTTCATAAGTGATTTTCTAAAGTCATTAACACCAAAAGAAACTGACACAGTAGAAAATGAACTAAGTCCGAAAGAAGTACGAGACCAAGCACCAGAACAAATGGATACAGAAGAAAAATCTAGTCCATCTGTTATCTCAGGAGATAAAAAATGAGCAAACATTATAATTTAACTGTTACTGATGATAACGGAAAGTCAGTTACTACATCGAACACAAGCACAGAACATCCAGAAGAAGTTCTACGTATGATGCAACTTGCAGGTATGCAATCAGAACCACAATGTGGTATGGAAAGTGTTGAAGAAAACGAATATCAGGCTACACCGGCTAATGACAAGTTAGATTTAGACGATTACTCAAAGAAATCTCCAGAAAGCATTTCAAAACAACCTAAAAAGTTACAACCTTCAAGAGGCGATAACCCGTTAGAATATTCACTAGATGAAAATGAAATTTTTGAATCTTTAATGAATGAATTTGAAACAGTTGACGAAGGTAAAGTTAATCCAGGTCTTCAAGCATACCTAGATAAGAAAAAAGGTAAAAAAGATGACAAAGATGACAAAGATGACAAAGTAGAAGAAAAAGCAAAACCAGATTTTGCAGATATCGATAAAGACGGCAATAAAAAAGAAACAATGAAAAAAGCGGCTAAAGATAAAAAAGAAAAAGCTGACGAATCAATCAATGAAGCAAAATGTGATTGTGATTGTGGAAAAGACCCATGTGAAGAATGTGGCAAGTCTCATCATAAAGTAAAAGAAGAAAGCACAGAATTAGCTAGACTAAGAAAACTTGCAGGCAACGAAAAAGTAGATGAAGTACTTCCATTGGCGGCAATAGCTGTTGGTAAGGCTGTCGGCGGTGCGGCAAAGTTGGCAGGAAAAGCTATCAAGCATGGTGCTAAAGCAGTCGGCTCTATGGCGGCGGCTCATAATTCTAACAAATAATCAATAATTTAAAGAATCCTCTAAATACAGTTACAACTTGATAATTCTATCAAGTGTGAAGAGGAGACACACTAATGTATCATTCAGAAACTATGATCCAGATGATGGAAGACCTGCAACGTCAGGCTTCTGAAATGGAAAAACATGTCAAAGACATGATGGAAGCAGAAGGTAGAGCATGTGGCATCGAACTTGATAAAAGAAAAAATGCACGTGACCTAATGCACGAACTAATGGAACATCAATCACATCAGGAAAACCAAGCAGAAATGACATGGGCTTATGTACCTGCAGAAAATGTAGACTATGACACTCATTCAACTGATTGGGATAACTCAATGCATTCACCATGGGCAGGAGCAAATGGCGAAATGTTAACAGAGCAAGATTTGTGGCATGACGGTGTCGACATGGATGGCCACGAAGACCACCAAGAATAAAAAATTCATTAAAATTTAAAAGCAGTCTTTATTTAGACTGCTTTTTTGATAAATATGATTAACAGAGATTAAAAAGAGTTATTCTAAGGGAGACTAAGATGGCAAAATATCGTGGTTTAACCTGGCAAAATGCCGGAGCAGGACCAAAAGTAAGAGTAAGACGTTCTATCTGGCTGGCAGAATTAGGAGACTTCGGAGCAATTACAGACTCCGCAGATGACTTACCAACAAGAGGTGCTCTACACAGAGGTTCTAATGGTTCTACATCAGGTACACGTGGTTATGTAAACCTTTCAACAGTAAATGATTTAGCAGTGGTCGATACACAAGACCAAGGACTAATAACAGATACAGCTATATCAGCCGCTATCTGGAAAACAAATTCAGAAAATACAAACGTGGTTGTCCCAGCAACACAGGCAGATTTTGCAATTCAATCTTCTTCTAACTTTACAAGTTGGAATTTCGGAGACAGTGCAAATCCAGTAAACAGAAGTAATACTATGGGCGTTTACAGACTTGCTAAGACTATGCAAACTACCACTTCATCAGGTAATCAAGAACCAGGTGATAGTGGATATGAAGTAGTTACATCGGCAACTGGTGGTTCAGGTGATACACCTATTATTGGTTGGCGTAGAATCAATAATCCTTCAACATCTTCATCTACAACTTATAGAGTTTACTCATATCAAGCAATGGGTATTAGCAGAAACAATGCAACAAACCAAGAGTCAGGTCAACAAGTAATACACGCCTGGGATATTGAAGTTCCGGCAAATGGTGCATTATTTGTAAGACCAGGACAAAATGCCCAAAGAGGTGTTTGGGGTGATCCAAATAATGGAGGTTCTCTGTCTTACGCAAATAGTTATACAGGCGGTACTGGTGGTGCAGGTCAGATAATGATTTATGATCCAAGCGTTTCAACAGGTACAACTATAGACGGTGTTGCAACAAATAGTATTCTTGCTATAACTTCATCAGGAGCAGGAACATCAAGTAGTAATGGAACAACGACTTCAACAATTACTGCTTCAACTAGTTTTCAGACGTACTATTCAACTGATGGTACAACAAATATTATTCAACAAGGTTCAATGTCGGGTTCAGCCCCGCCTGCATATATTGAGGCTTACGGTGGTTATCCAAATGGTTCAGGTAGCACAAGTTTACCTAGAAGCGATAATGGGTATACATCAACTTATGTGACACCCGTAAATGATTGGGATGGCAGTGAAATAGGTGTAAACTATGGTGCAGTAACTGGAACAAACTATTATTTAGGTGGTAGAGCAAATAGTACAAATACTCCAGGACCAAAAGGCAAATTTGTATTTGTATCTGGAGCAGTTAAAGATTCATAAGGAGATATATAGATGGCAAAATATCGTGGTATAACTTGGCAGAACTCAGGTGCTGGCCCAAAAGTAAGAGTAAGACGTTCTATCTGGTTAGCGGAACTAGAAGACTTCGGAGTAATAACAGATTCGGCAGATGACTTGCCAACAAGAGGTGCTCTACACAGAGGTTCTTTAGGAGCAACATCAGGTACACGTGGTTATGTTAACTTATCTACAGTAAACGATTTAGCAGTGGTTGACACACAAGACCATGGACTAATAACAGATACGGCTGTAACAGCCGCATGGAAAACAAATCCAGAAAACACAAACGTTGTCACTCCTTCAACACCTACTTATGCATTAACACATAATGCAGGAACAAGTGTAAACGAAGGCACAACAATAACATTTACATTTACTACAACACTTGTAGCAGATGGTACTCAATTCTTGACCTCAATTACTGGGCAACATACTACAGGTAGTAGTTTTGACTTCAACACTGATATCTCTGGTGGCGGTGTCACCGATGGAACACAAGACGGTTCCGCTCCTGGCTATCCAATTGGAACACAAATAATAACAGTTAATAATAATACTGCTACTTTTCAAATAACAATTAATGCAGATGACATGGATGATGGTACCGGTATAGAAAGAATTAAAGGCAAGGTTCATAACACAGATTTAAACGGTCTAGCTTTCCCAGCCACAACGGTAGCCGAGACTGCATACATTACAATTAACGACACATCAACGTCAACACCAGCACAAGCACGTACTCATTATCTACGTATTACAGGTGCTAGTTATAATACTAGTATAAATTCTTACGTAAATGACCATGTTGACATGTCTAGTGACCACCCTGATTGGACTGCAAATGGTATGACTACAGACGTAACAATCGTTAAATTTGCACATGCCCCATCAGGTAGAATAATAGAATTAAGTGATACAATACCGTCTAATGTGTTTAATTTGACAACTAACAGTGCATATCATATTTGGGGATTAAATGATACTGCATACACGACTATTCATGCACCAACTGGATATCGTATATCAGGATTTACAAAAGATTCTCAGACAAGTTATACAAGATGGAACATTGATTATGACGGTTCTCAATTCGGTGCAAGAGCAACAGTACTTGACCAATTGTTTGAAGGACAAGTAATTAATAATTATGAAAATACTACATGGCTTACTTTATATGATACTGATGGCTATAAATATGAGTTTTCTCATCATAGAAGAAGTACAAATGGTTACTCTGACCAGTTCGAATATAACGGCACAACACAAGTATATTAATAATTTTCAACTTATCTAAAATTAAAAGGGAGTTTAGGCTCCCTTTTTTTATGCATAAATAGTATTATATTAGAAGTTAATTAGGATAATACATGATATGGACAGAATGGGATAAACTAACAGAGATTATTGTTGGTTCCACTTATGATACAAAGTCTTTAGAACAATTCGATGATACACAATTTGTTGATAGTATGTCAAAGATACTAGAAGAAACAGAGCAAGATTTTCAAAAATTATCAGATATATTTAAATCAGCAGGTGTTAAAGTTCACAGACCAAATCCTCTACCTTTGAAATCTGAAAGTACAAGACAATGGAAATCAGATTTTCCATATCCTGCTATATGTCCTCGTGACCATCATATAGTTTATGGAGATACTATTATCAATACTATAGGTGGTGACTGTAATAGATATACTGAAAGTGATTACTTCTTAGATATAATGTTAGAAAAACATAAAGAAGGAAGAAACTATATTGCAATGCCTAGACCTTTATTACAATCTCAGTATCAACATTATGAGACAATGGAACCTCAGATAATGTATCATGCCGCAAATATTATAAAATGCGGAGATACATTAATTCATTCAAGACCTTATAATGATTCTGAAGGCAGAGACTTTGGAGCAAGAGGCACAAGAACAGGATTAGATTGGGTAAAAAGAAATATAGGTTGTGAAACTAAATGGATAGAAGTACCTGAGTGTGGACATGTCGATGGTATGTTAGCAATTATTAAACCAGGATTACTAATGACATGGAAAGAAGAATATATTCCCGAAGAATTAAAACATTGGGATAAGATTATTTTAACACCATGGGATTTACCTGAGTGGTTTCATGAAATGAGAATACAACACTTCTATAAAGATAAAGTAGAAAATTGGCTATCACATTGGATTGGATATGTAGACGAAACAGTATTTGATTTAAATGTAGTAAGTATTGACGAAAACACAGTAATTACAAATGGTCATGATAAAAGAATTGAAACTGAGTTAAAGAAATATGGTGTAGAAATGATACCGTTTGATTTTAGACATAAATATTTCTGGGACAGTGGATTACATTGCGTAACACTTGACTTAAGCAGAAATGGAGAAAGAGAAAGCTATGTATAATGTTGTAATGAGAACACCTGAGTGTTTAGTAATTGATGACTTCTTACCAGAAGAAGCACAAGATAAAATTTTAAATCAAGTACAAGTCGATGAGTGGGAACAAACTCAAGGAGACGATAAGTTTTGGCATTATACAGATGGTGCAAATTATAAAAATCAAAAGCGTTGGCAAGGTAAATATCCTTATGGTGATAATTGTGATGTTTGGTTTGAACATTTTAATAAGTTTTTAAATGAGTATGAGCATATCGGTGACTATGTTGAAGGTGGAAAGTTTGAAGATTATGCAATGCGTTGTCATGCATATCCTGTAAACTCAAAAAACCCATGGCATAGTGATTTAGGTTTTACAACATATACGTATTATGTTCATAAAGATTGGCAAATAAATTGGGACTCTACATTATTAATTGTTCCTATGGGAAGTGTACCAGAATACTCTCAGTGGATAGAATTAATGGAAGGAACAAAACATTATGATAGTTATAAAGAATTACGAAGTCCAATGGAAATGTTTCAACAAAAAGAAAAGTTTCAATCATTAATAGATAAAGGTGTGGGTACATTTGTAAGTCCTAAACCAAATAGATTAGTATTAATACAAAAGAATTCAGTACACGGTATTACACGTGTTGATCCAGATGCTGGTGATAATATAAGAGTTACACTCACAGGTGCAATCGGAGAAGTAGGTTGGCGTGATAGAGTTACAAGACTAGCAGATGCAGAAATTAAAGAAGACGGAAAAGTCGGAATAAAAAAGTAAATGGCAGATTTAACTAAAAAAGCATATCAAAAAACAAAGTTCAGTAATGCACAACTATTAGAATTTAGTAAGTGTGCAAATGATCCTTTTTATTTTTTAAACAATTATTTTAAAATACAACACCCTACTAAAGGTAGTATGACATATGATGCTTATAAATTTCAAAAAGGATTACTGAATTCTTATCATAACTATAGATTTTCTATTTCTATGCTAGGTAGACAGATGGGTAAATCTACTACTGCGGCAGGTTATCTATTATGGTATGCTATGTTTATGCCAGACCAAACTATTCTAATTGCGGCTCACAAGTATTCAGGTGCTCAAGAAATTATGCATAGAATTAGACATGCGTATGAATTATGCCCTGACCACATTAGAGCAGGTGTTACAAGTTATAATAAAGGTAGTTTAGAATTCGATAATGGTTCACGTATCATAGCACAAGCAACTACAGAAAACACAGGTCGTGGTCTTTCAATTTCTTTACTATACTGTGATGAGTTTGCATTCGTTAGACCTAATATTGCAAAAGAGTTTTGGACTTCAATATCTCCTACTCTAGCAACAGGTGGTAAAGCAATTATTACTTCAACACCAAACTTAGATGATGACCAATTTGCTCTCATATGGAGTGGTGCTAATAAAAATATAGATGAACACGGTAATGAAAAAGAGACAGGTATCAATGGCTTTAAACCATTTAAAGCTATTTGGGACGAACATCCTGATAGGGATGAAATCTGGTCTAAAGAAGAAAGAACACGTGTTGGTGAAGAAAGATTTTTGCGTGAACATGAATGTCAATTTATTGCGTTTGATGAAACACTTGTAGATAGTATCAAACTTTCTCATTTAGAAGGCAAAGAGCCTCTTATGAAAACTGGGCAAGTAAGATGGTATGAAAAAATTAATAAAAATTCTACTTACGTTGTTGGTCTTGATCCTGCTATGGGTACTGGAGGAGATTATTCAGCAATCGAAGTTTGGTCTTTGCCAGAATTAGTACAAGTAGCAGAATGGCAAAGTAATCGTACAGATGTAAGAGGTCAAGTAAAAACAATGCATGATATCCTAACTATCTTAAATGATGAAATGAATGAATTAGGAAATCGAAGACCAGAGATATATTGGTCTGTAGAGAATAACTCACTTGGAGAAGCCGCTCTTATTGTTATTGATGAAATGGACGAAGATAAATTTCCAGGTGAATTCTTACATGAACCAAAGAAAAAAGGTATTCAAAAAGCGATAAGAAAAGGATTTACTACATCTTATAAAACAAAGATAACTGCATGTATGAAATTAAAATCTTGGATTGAGAGTGATAAAATGGTACCACTCAGTAAGAATTTAATTAGAGAATTTAAGACATTTATTGCAAAAGGTAAAAGTTTCGAAGCAAAATCAGGCGAAACAGACGATTTAGTAAGTGCTACATTGCTTTGTATCAGACAAATTCAAGTAATATCACGATTCGATGAAGAATTTATGGAGACATTAGGAGAATCACTTGATAGTGAAGACGATTTTAATGACCCTCTTCCTGTACTATTTTGATAAATACATCTATAAGGAATCAATAATATGGCTGTAAATTATTCAACTATCGCAGAAAAAATAATGAGAATTATTCAAGGGAATGGTATTCCTTTGAAAATGTTTAATTCTGATAATGGTAAAAGTGTTGCTAATCCAGAGGAAGCAAGATTTTTTTACATTGACGAACCAAACATGATGGTGTCTATTGATGAGGGAACTAATGAAGTTAAACTTCATTTTGGTGAAGGCGTTGATATTGATAAACCAAAAGCAGAAAAATTAATGAATAGTTTAAGACAGTTATCACGTGAGTACATGTTAGATTTTGACATGCGTTCATTTGGTAAACATATTGAACCTAAAAACTATGCTTATAAATTAGAAAATGATAAGGAGCAGACTATGAGTGACGTAATGAAAGAAGGCTTATCGCCTTTAGAAGGCTCATCACGTACCAGTCGCCAAACACTAGAAAATGTAAGACTAATCGTCAAACACCGTGCTCCAGTAAACGAGGAATCACGTGGATCACGTTCTCGTAATATTTCAGCAATCTTTGTTGAAAATGCTGAAGGTGAACGTTTCAAATATCCATATAAACATTTGAACGGCGCAAGAGCAATGGCGAGACATGTATCACATGGTGGTGTACCTAGCGACATGGTGGGCGAAGCGATTGTGGAACTTTCAACAAACTTAGCAAAACTAAAAGAGTTTATGAATGTTGTTAACAAGCAATCACTAATCAACGAAAACAATCGTTCAGTTGTACTAAATGTAAAACGTAGAATGGAATCAATCAAAGAATCTATCAAACGTGTACAAGGTGCAAAAGGATATACAAACTTTGTTGAAAAATTAGCAACAACAGAAGCAAAAGAAAATGCTGAAATCACAGAAGATACAGTAAACAAATATGTTTCTAAATTTACAAAAACAACTTTTGAAGAATCTTTAAGGGATGTTCTTCCGCTTATACATCGTGTAAACGAAGAAGAAATGGAAGATAATCGTGCAGACCAAATCTCACGTGTTAGAGAAATCATTGTAGCAAAAGACAAGAAAACAGGTCAAAAGAAAAATAAAATTACTTTTCCTAAAGACCCTAATGCTGAATACAACTTTGATAAAATCAAAAAACAATATGCTGAACCTCGTAGTCCACAAGAAGCTGAGGAACAGAAGAAACTTATGTTAGCTTTATCAATCGATGATTTAGCAGATAGAGTCGATGTTGATACTACAGATGATAACAAACGTAAAAATAAAGGTCACGATAGAGCGGCTGAATTGTCAATGTTCTTAATGGATATGGCAAATGCGATTCGTTCAGGTCAAGGTCTTACAAAAGAAAAGATTCAAATGACTGGATACTTAAGAAAATTAGCGGCACAGAGTAACGAAGCAGTAGAAACTGTGGGTAAACCTGTGAATGAACAATTCGATTCAATGCTTTCAGAAGCATTCGCTAAGTTCGAAATACCAGCATAACGTACTAAAAAACCAATAAAATCAGGGATCCTTAGTGGGTCCCTTTTTTTTGTGGAAAAAATTACAAAAAATACGTATTTAACGCTTGACTTTGACTCCAAAGATAAGTATAATTGTAAGCATGTTTAAAAGTAAACTGTTTACATTTAGGCTAATACAAACAAAAACTAATACAGGCTAATATAGGAGAATACAATATGGCTACACTAGCAGAAATCCGTGCAAAACTTCTTGCACAAGATTCAAAATCGGCAGACAATGCCAACGCAAATAGAGGCACAGACGCCATCTATCCTTTCTGGAACATGGACACTGATTCAACATCAGTAATTCGTTTTCTTCCAGACTCAGATAACTCAAATACTTTTTTCTGGCGTGAGCGACAAATCATCAAGATGCCTTTTCCAGGTGTCAAAGGGGGTGACGTGTCAAAACCAGTAACAGTTCAAGTTCCATGTATCGAAATGTGGGGTGATACTTGTCCAGTACACGCAGAAATTCGTCCTTGGTTCAAAGATCCAGCAATGGAAGACATTGGACGTAAGTATTGGAAGAAACGTTCATACATCTTTCAAGGATTTGTAGTAACGGATCCGATGAATGAAGAAACTCCAGAGAATCCAATTCGTAGATTCGTAATTGGGCCACAGATTTTCAAACTATTGAAATCGGCTCTTATGGATCCAGATATGGAAAATCTTCCAACTGACTATGATGCAGGTACAGACTTCCGTCTTACTAAAACTCAAAAAGGTCAGTATGCAGACTACTCAACTTCAAATTGGGCACGTAAAGAACGTTCTCTAAATGAGGAAGAACGTCAGGCGATTGAAACTCATGGTCTTTATGACTTAAATGATTTCATGCCAAAGCGTCCTAATGAGGAAGAGCAACGTATCATTATGGAAATGTTTGAAGCATCAGTTGATGGGCATCTTTATGACCCAGAAAAATGGGGTTCTTTCTATAAACCATATGGATTGGATGTTGGTAATTCTAAGCCAGCTAATGCACAAACAACTGCACCAGCAGTTGAAGAAGCAAAGGCTCCGGTAGCACAAAATTCAACTCCAGCTGAAACACCGGCTCCTGCTCCAAAGGCAGTAGCAACTCCTCAACCAGCAATGGCAGAGGCGAGTGCACCAGCAAGTGGTGGTCAGGGAACTGACGCCGCTGATATCCTGAAAATGATTAGAAGTCGTAAGGCTGACTAATTGTTAACAAACGAGGGAGGCTTAGGTCTCCCTCATAATATCAAACGGAGAAGAATATGGCAAGAGCATTTGACGTAAGTAAATTCAGAAAAAGTATTACAAAAGCGGTACCAGGCGTAAGTGCTGGTTTTCGTGATCCTGATACTTGGATTTCAACAGGTAACTACTGTCTAAACAAGTTAATCAGTGGAGACTTTTATAAAGGTATTCCATTAGGAAAAGTAACAGTACTAGCAGGTGAAAGTGGTGCAGGTAAATCATATATCGCCGCAGGTAATGTTGTTAAAAACGCACAAGACCAAGGTATCTTTGTAGTTCTTATCGATAGTGAAAATGCACTAGATGAGAAATGGCTACATGCATTGCAAGTAGACACAAGTGAAGATAAATTATTAAAACTAAACGTAGCAATGATTGACGATGTTGCTAAAATCATTAATGACTTTATGAAAGATTATAAGGCAGAATATGCCGATAAAGACGAAGAAGAACGTCCTAAGGTTTTATTTGTCATTGATAGTTTAGGAATGATGTTAACACCAACAGATGTTGACCAGTTTCAAAAAGGTGATATGAAAGGTGATATGGGTCGTAAACCTAAAGCACTTGCATCATTAGTACGTAACTCAGTTAATATGTTTGGTGATTATAATGTTGGTCTAGTAGCAACAAATCATACATATGCATCACAAGATATGTTTGACCCTGATGATAAGATTTCAGGTGGTCAAGGTTTCATTTATGCTTCAAGTATTGTTGTAGCAATGAAGAAACTAAAACTAAAAGTAGATGCAGATGGTAACAAAACATCACAAGTACATGGCATTAGAGCGGCATGTAAAGTGATGAAAACAAGATATGCAAAACCATTTGAAGGTGTACAGGTAGAAATTCCTTATGAAACAGGAATGAGTCCTTATAGTGGTTTAGTAGATTTCTTTGAAGCAAAAGGAATCTTAGTTAAGTCAGGCAATAAGTTGGCTTACACAACTAAGTCAGGTGAGATTATGTCAGAATTCAGAAAGAATTGGACAAATGAAAAACTTGAAGTAGTAATGAATGAATGGAATGATAGGAATTTTGATGATGAATCACATGAACTTGAAGTTCCAGAAGATAATAACTTAGAAGTAAATGAGGAAGCATAATGGCTAAATATTTTTCGACCAAGTGCTATGGGCATAACATTGGACTAAGTGCAGTGTTTAGACAGCCTAACGCACACTCACATTGTAAATTGCTACACGGATATAGTTTATCTTTTAAATTCACATTTGGTTGTGATGAATTAGATGAACGTAATTGGGTAGTTGATTTCGGTGGACTTAAACCTCTGAAAGCATGGCTTGAAGATACGTTTGACCACAAAGTTGTAATTGATGTAAATGATCCTAAGAAGAATGATTTACTATTGTTAGAGAAACAAGGTCTCGCAAGTATTGTACAACTAGATGGTGTGGGGGTCGAAAAATTCTCAGAACACGCATGGCGTTTCGCTGATAAACTTGTCAGAGATATGTCAGACAATCGTTGTTACTGTGTGAAAGCCGAATGTGCGGAACATGGTGCTAATTCAGCCATCTTTGAGGCTTAGGTCTAATGGCGGCAGTTGAATTAGAAACAGTATTTGAGTTATGGGACAAAGTTAAAGGCTTTATTCCGGCGAAAGACAAATTAGAAGCGGCAGAAACATTTATTAAAGTATGTGATGATAGTGGTATCGAACAACATGAGATAGATGAATTTGCAGATGGTGACAAAATACTTGAGACGGCGGTAGACAGGTATTTTGATGAATGGGAAGACGAAGAGGAAGATTGGTAATGGAAAATTGGTATAATAAGGTAGTTAAGGATTGGAGTAAAATTCCAGAAGCCGTTGACTATTTTACCAATGAAGTCGCAGAAGCAAGAAAAGAAGTTAAAATATATGGTAATGTAGAAAAGAATGCTACACATTTGCCGTCATATGTAGAATTGCGTTTTGCACAGTTACAAGAACTAGAGGCTATCCTAGAACACTTAAATATACAACTTAGAAAGAAACGTAGTGAGTATCTAAGAAAATACTTAGAAAACTACAATAAAGCACTTAGTTCACGTGATGCAGAAAAGTATGCAGATGGTGAAACTGAGGTTGTAGCAATAAGCGAATTAATCAATCAAGTTGCATATACACGCAATCAATATTTGGGGATAACTAAAGGTTTTGAAATTAAACACTTTCAACTAACTAATATTATCAAATTACGAGTAGCAGGAATGGAAGATGCAGAAATAAACAACAGACATTAATGAACAGTGGGAATGTGTAAATACATTACCAGCAAGAGAGACAGATATGAGCGAAATACAAGTAATTAAAAGAGACGGCACTCCAGAGCCGCTAGACCTGGAAAAAATGCACAAAGTTGTGATGTTTGCATGTGAAGACATTGCGGCGGTTAGTGCAAGTGAAGTAGAATTAAAATCACATATTCAATTTTATGATGGCATAAAAAGTGAAGAAGTACAAGAGACTTTAATTAAAGCGGCCGCAGACTTAATTTCAGAAGAAACACCAAATTATCAATGGGTTGCAGGCAATCTAGTGAATTATCATTTGAGAAAAATGGTATATAACAGTTTCGACCCATGGCATATTAGAGATATTATCAAACTTAATACTAAAAATGGTTTTTATGATCCGGCATTACTTAGGGATTACTCAAAAAAAGAATGGGATGAAATTAATAGTTTTATCAAACATGATAGAGATTTTAATATTGCATATGTTGGTATGGAACAATTTCGTGGAAAATATTTAGTACAAAATCGTGTAACTGGTAAGCATTTTGAAACACCACAAGTTGCATATGTTTTAATTGCCGCTTCATTATTTGGTAATTATCCTAAGGAAACAAGATTGAAATATGTCAAAGAGTACTATGATGCTATTAGTAGTTTTGATATATCTCTACCTACACCTGTCATGGCTGGCGTAAGAACACCACAAAGACAGTTTTCATCCTGTGTTTTGATTGAGACAGACGACTCACTTGATTCTATAAATGCTACCTCAAGTTCAGTAGTTAAGTATGTTTCTCAAAAAGCAGGAATTGGTATTGGTGCAGGTAGCATACGTGCTATCAATTCACCGATACGTAATGGTGATGCAAGTCATACAGGTGTTATTCCTTTTTATAAACTATTTCAAGCAAGTGTAAAATCATGTTCACAAGGTGGTGTACGTGGTGGAGCGGCTACTTTGTATTATCCTATTTGGCATTACGAAGTAGAAGACTTACTTGTTTTAAAAAATAACAAAGGCACAGACGATAACAGAGTACGTCATATGGATTATGGTGTGCAATTTAATAAACTAATGTATGAACGTCTAATGACAGGTGGAAACGTTTCATTATTTTCACCTAGTGATGTTCCTGGTTTATACGAAGCATTCTTCAATGACCAAGATAAGTTTAGAGAACTATACGAAAAAGCAGAACGTAATACAAGATTACGTAAAAAATCTATTCCTGCAACTGAGTTATTTTCTTCATTTATGAATGAAAGAAAGAATACAGGTCGTATCTATTTGATGAACGTTGACCATGCAAATGACCATAGTTCATTTGTAACAGAGAAAGCACCAATCAAACAATCTAACTTATGTTGTGAAATTAATTTACCTACTAAACCTTTGAAACATATGCATGATGAAGAAGGTGAGATTGCTCTTTGTACTCTTAGTGCTATTAATTGGGGTACTATTAGAACACCAGAAGAATTTGCTAAGCCTTGTGAATTAGCAGTACGTGGATTAGATGCTCTATTAGATTATCAGAGATATCCTGTACTTGCGGCTGAAATTTCAACTAACAATAGAAGACCTCTTGGTGTTGGTATTATTAACTTTGCATATTGGTTAGCTAAGAATGATACAAACTATTCAAATCCAGATTTAAAACTAATAGATGAATGGGCAGAGGCTTGGTCATATTATCTTATTAAATCATCAAATATCTTAGCACAAGAAAAAGGTGCATGTCCATTATCTAACGAGACAAAGTATGGTAACGGACTTTTACCAATAGATACATATAAACCTGAGGTTGATGAATTAGTTAAAAGAAAATATACCCAAGATTGGACTTCACTAAGAAAAGATTTAAAAGAACATGGTATTCGTAATTCTACATTAATGGCTCTTATGCCAGCAGAGACATCTGCACAAATATCGAATTCAACTAATGGTATTGAACCACCAAGAAGTATGGTCAGTATCAAGCAATCAAAACATGGCGTTTTAAAGCAAGTTGTACCCGGTATTCACAAGTTAAAGAATAAATATGAGTTACTATGGGAACAAGAATCTCCTGAAGGATATCTAAAAATTATGGCAGTATTACAGAAATATATCGACCAAGGTATATCTGTCAATACAAGCTATAATCCAATATTCTTTGAAGATGAAAAGATTCCTATGAGTATTATGTTGCAACATCTTATTATGTTTTACAAATATGGTGGAAAGCAACTTTACTATTTTAACACATTCGATGGACAAGGTGAAATCGATGTGAGCAAAGACATTCCAGAAGAATTAAAATCAAGGGATGAATTTGATAGTGATTTAGAATATGAAGAATATTGTGATAGTTGTGCTATCTAATGAGAGATATAAACTCTGTATTAGCTAAGGGAACTATCGCAGAATATTATTCATTTTTTAAGAGTGACGAGGAAAAAGTGGGATGGGTCTGTGTCAGACCAGATTATAATCCTGCAATACCTAATTTTGTGTGGTCTAAAACATGTAGACAACATAAACACGACCAGAACATATGTAATATGTTTATGGATAGTAAGGAAGACTTTAGATACGTTGACCTTAAAATTAAAGGAGATAGGGAACACAAAGACTATGATGAATTTTTAGATAAACTAATTGAACGTATGAATAAAAATGCAATGCTTATTCATATATCTAGTTGGATTAGTGGTAAAGATACATCTACAACCTTAAGTAGTAATGGATTATTTGAGTACGTTTTAAATAGAATATGTGATGAAGTAAACAATCACTTTATTTTAGAAATAACAGACAAAATGTCAAATATAGACGAACCATCGGCTTTAGATTTTATTACAAAAAGGGTAAATACAATAGATAATTGTGTAACTGCATCTTATCAAAGAGAATTAATAAACGAAGATTTAATTGATTATGTTAGAATCAAATGACAAAGAAACAGAATAAGAAAGATAAGAAAGAGAGAAATAAAATGTCAGTATTCAATTCCGACAATAGGGCAGACCATACGAAAGCCTTAGCATTTTTAGACCCATCGGGTGGGGTAGCAATTCAACGTTATGATATGCTAAAGTATAAACAGTTTGATAAGTTAACAGACAAACAGTTAGGTTTCTTTTGGAGACCAGAAGAAGTGGACGTTCTTAAGGATGCGAATGACTTTAAAAATTTAACAGCCCACGAACAACATATTTTTACAAGTAATCTAAAGAGACAAATTCTTTTAGATTCTGTACAAGGTCGTGCACCAGTCGAGGCATTCTGTCCGATTGTATCTATTCCAGAACTAGAAGCATGGATTCAAACTTGGACATTTTCAGAAACAATTCACTCACGTTCTTACACACATATTATTAGAAATGTGTATTCTGACCCATCAAAAATCTTTGATGAAATGATGGACATCAATGAGATTATGGATTGTGCAGATGATATTTCTAAAAACTATGATGAATTAATTGAAATGACAGGTTACTATAATTTACTAGGTGAAGGCACTCATACAGTAAATGGTAAAAAAGTAGCAATCAGTAAATACGAAATTAAAAAATCTCTATACAAAACTCTTATGAGTGTAAACATTTTAGAAGGTGTTCGTTTCTATGTTTCATTTGCTTGTAGTTGGGCGTTTGCTGAACTAAAAAGAATGGAAGGCAATGCAAAGATTATTAAACTTATTGCACGTGACGAAAACTTACACTTAGCAAGTACACAAACTCTACTAAAACTTCTACCAAAAGACGATCCAGATTACATAAAGATTGCAAAAGAAACAGAAGAAGAATGTATTAAGATGTTTGTAGATGCAGTAGAACAAGAAAAACAATGGGCTGAGTATCTATTTAAAGATGGTTCGATGATTGGTCTAAACGCAAAACTACTTGAAGATTATATTGAGTGGATTTGTTGTAAACGTATGACCGCAGTTGGACTAAAATGCCCATACAAAACATCACAAGCTAACCCATTACCGTGGACACAAAAATGGATTGCTGGTGCTGATGTACAAGTTGCACCTCAAGAGACAGAGATTTCATCTTATGTTATTGGTGGTGTAAAACAAGACGTTGATAAAGAGACATTTGGCGGAATGACTCTATGATTGACACAAATGCAATAGGTGATATTGTATACGATGTAGAAGACCATGTAGCGATAACACCGAAAACTGATGCTCATTATTGCTTAATACCAAAGGTTGTAGAACAAAACGTTATCTTAAAACTACAAAAGATAATGATGGATATCGGCAATCATAATGTTGAAAACGATAACTGTCAGAGTTATGAAGTGACAATGAGATTTATAAACAATCACCCTGTAGTGGAAATGTTTATTAACAAAGAGGACTAAATGACTGAATTCACAGAAGAATGGATTAGACTTAATAATTTCAAATTTGCTATGTCTAATGAAGTAGCAAGATTACCAGAAACTGAACTAGATAGAAAACTAATAGATAGACAATTACCACCATTTGTACAGGCTTCATATCCAGATAAGAAAGATATCAATATACTTGATATTGGCTGTAACGAAGGCTATGCTATGGAAAAATTTTCCGAGTTGGGATATACCAACGTTCAGGGAATTACTATTGAAAAAGAAGAATGGGATAAATGTAAAGCAAAAGACTTAAAAGTGCATCTTATGGATTATAACTTTAATCAAGTAATGAACAACTATTTTCATATTGTATGGATGCGACAATCATTACAGTTTTCTCACATGCCTTTTTATACTATGTTAGAACTCAATAGAATGATGAAAATCAATGGTTGGGCTTACATAGAAGTACCACATTCAGCGAATCAACACAAATATTATGCTACATTGCATCCAGATAATTATAGATTGTTTATGATTCGTGCAGGTTTTGAAGTAGTACAATACGACTCATATGAACTATCTTCTGGTGATGAAAAAGAAAATCATGTCTTTTTTGCGTTAAATAAAAGAAGAAACGTAACTTTACCTGACGCCACTGCTTAAAAAGTCCAATATTTCTGCGGCTTTTTAATATATATTTTTTCCTTGACATACTATGCAACTTATGATATTCTATATCCTAAGAAAAGGAGGTACTTATGTTTAATTGGTTAAACGGTACAAGTACAAAAAAATCTTTTTCTAAATTAGAAAAAGGAGAAACGATGAAAACATCAAAACAAGACAGAATAATCAATGCACTAAAAGACGGAGAGGCATTGACGGAAGCAACTATCAAAAATAGATATGGTGTTGCTAATCCGAGAGCAACTATCAGTGCTTTGAGAATGAAAGGTTACGCCGTATATGCTAACAAAAGCAAACACGGTAAAACTGTGTACAGACTCGGCGCTCCACTAAGAAGGGTTGTAGCCGCTGGTTACAGAGCCCTAGCAGACGAAAAAGTGTTTGGGTAAAACATAACATAATGCCCTGGCCTGATGAAGAAGCACCAGATTGGCCCGATTGTCACATTTGTGGTCAATCACTTGATGAGTGTGAATGCATCTGGCCAGGGCAAAACAATCAACCAAAGATGATTTATGACGAGAAAAATCAAAGTGAAATTCACTGATGATAAAGAATTTACAGAAGAAAAAGAAGGTTTAGGACTTAAAAAACTATTCAAATCAATTAAGGCGCCCGATGGCCTTACTCATTTAAGAGTAGAATATACTAACAGAAAAGGCACAAAAATCGATAGATGGGCGAAAATACCGAAAAATAAAGACTAAAAATGGCGAAAAACTTGACATTATAGTGATTCGTGTTATTATATATACATAATCAAAAGAGAGGGACTAAACATTATGGCTTATATATCAACTAACGAAGTTAAAGAAGTAAGAAAAGCATTAAAAGAAAAGTTCGGTAAGAATATTAAATTCTCAGTAACACGTGACCATTATACAGGTATTCGTGTTGCAATTATGGAAGGTGTAATGGACTTCTATAATGATGGAGACATGGATCACACTGATAAGTATTCAGGTCGGGTTCATAAGTTTGATGGATACTCTCAAATCAATCATTATCACACACATTTTTATGGCAAGTTTGCATCGTTGTTTGACGATATAAAAGAAATTTGTCATACTGCTCCTGCTAAAGCTGAAGGCGGTAGAGCATACTACGATAACTCAGATGCCATGATTGACTACTTTGATACTGCATTTTATGTAAGCATCAATGTTGGTAAATGGGACAAACCTTATATTCAAAAGGCGGCATAATTTCAATGTACATAGTAAAGGTGAAAGAGACTGGTGAAGTTGTAGCATATTGTTCCGACTGGAAAGATGCTCTATCATATTTTGCTAGTGGTAAAATCGATAAAGTAACATATGTTATCGAACAAGAAGTGGAAAAGAAGAAATGAATTTGAAGAACCAAACTTTAGAAGAGGCTGTCTCTAAAAATATTCCGGTATATTTGGTATACAAGGAAGACACTAAAGAGATTTTAGAATGGTGGCCTTTCGGTGAGGGACTAGCAAGTTCCAGTGCAAGTATGCGTAACAATATGCATGGACCTGATAGTCATAATTATGCAAGTTGGAAAGATTACGTAGTGATACGTGATAATCACAACAAGCATCTTAAACAATTGGAAGAAATAGAACGGAGATTATGATGCCTGCATGTAAAGGAGATACGTATTCGGTTCCACGCCCGTTTTGTTTAACAGAGGGTTGTGATAATTTGGCACACAATACTGCATCAGCGGCTAAGCCAGTCTGGCGTAAATATTGTGGTAAGTGTCATACGATACGTAGAAAGAATTTTCAAAATTTATCAGCTAATTTATCTAAAAGTCAATATCCTACTTGTTGTATAAAAAACTGTAGGAAAAAAGTAACACTATTAGGAACAGACCATCATGGTAATTTAAAGTTTTCTCAATACTGCGAAAAACACGGAGGAGTCCCATTTCATTTAACGTGGAGAAAACCTGCATGTGATAATATAAATGGTAAAGGAATGTTATCAGATAGAAGTCCTATTGGGTTTAATTGTACAACTTATATACATTACGACCCGCCCCTTCCTAAGGGAACAAAGTGGTTAGTAGATTATGGCTTCCCACAACCAATGTTACAAGTTGACCATATAGACGGCCATCCATATAATGAACCATTAGATGGGTCTAATTTTCAGACTTTATGTGCTTGTTGTCATAACTATAAAACTTGGAAATCTGGTGATGGACAAACCGCAGGTAGAAAAACCGCACAAAAATCAACAAATAATAATGTTGTCCAAAACTTGACAATATAGCGAATCGTGTTATAGTATATACATAATGAAAATTAACACACAAAGGAGTGAACATATGAGTGAGAACATAGTAGCACAAATTGAAAAAGGCACATACAGAAATCAATCTGTAGAAGGTGCGTTTCCCGTAGTGCAGGAACTTAAACAAGCTAAAGACGGTAGTTGGTTTATTACTGTTAATGCTGAGGACACTAAGTTTAAAAGTTCTAAAATTAGAGTTAAAGTTAACCCAGAAAATGTAAAAGTTTCTGAAGGTACTGTTGAATCAATCAACGAGTCTGATGATGATGCAATGAATAGGATTGCAGAAAGGTTTGCAATTCTTGATGAAATGACCGAGGCAACAATCGATGGTGTTGTTAGAGGTATGGTAGTTTCAGGCCCTCCAGGTGTTGGTAAAACATATGGTGTTGAGCAAGTACTTGAGAAAGATTCAATCTTTGATATGATGGCTGATAAGCCTCTTAGACATACTTTTGTAAAAGGTACAATGTCTGCGATTGGTCTTTACTCTACACTTTACAAATACTCTGATCCAAAGAGTATCGTAGTACTAGACGATTGTGATAGTATTCTTTTTAATGAGGATGCACTAAACATTCTTAAGGCCGCTCTTGATAGTGGTAAGAAGAGGAAGATTTCTTGGAACTCTGACTCGCATTTCTTAAGAAGGGAAGGTGTTCCTGATACTTTCGAATTCAAAGGTTCAGTTATCTTTATCACTAACTTGAAATTTGATAAAGTTAAAGGTAATAAAATCAAAGACCACTTGGAAGCAATTCTTTCAAGGTGTCACTATCTTGATTTGACTATGGACACTGCAAGAGATAAGATTTTGAGAATCAAACAGATTGCTAGAGACGGTGGTTTATTTGATACTAAAGGTCTTACTAAGGATCAAGAAGTTGAGATTATCGATTTCATGGTTGAGAATCAAAAGAAACTGAGAGAAGTTTCTTTGAGAATGGCTCAGAAAATTGCAGACCTTAGAAATATGTCTAAGTCAGGAGATAGATGGAAGAGTTTAGCCGAGTCAACTTGTATGAAGAGGTCAGCGGCTTAACAGTTAACTAAGAGCCATCTTAGTTAAAACCGGGACGGTATTAGGTTTCTCTCACTCGCCTAATACCGTCTTTTTTTATATCTACTATTGCATTTTCTTTCGAAACATGCTATAATTTAAACATCATGAATATAGAAGAAACAAAACAAAAGATTATAGAGAATCTTAAAGGCGTTCACGACCCTGAAATGGATTGTGATGTTTATAATCTTGGATTAATTTACGAAGTAAACGTTGGAGAAATGCCTGATACTAAAAAGTATTGTAATATATTAATGTCTCTAACCAGTGCTTTTTGTCCTGCCGCGGACATGATAGTAAATGATGTAAAAGGAGCGGCGTTAACAGTAGAGGATGTAATAGATTGTCAAGTAGAAGTAACGTTTAACCCTGCTTGGACTCCTGACAGATTAACGGAAGACGGTCATGCATATCTAAACTATATGTATTCAGATTATATGGATTAATAAATGAAAGAATGTATCATCAAAATTAAGGACGAAGTAAACATTAAGTTGGAAGGTTTGGATCCTGGTACACGTAGAAAGTGTTCTAATAAACTCAAATTCTTTTTACCACATGCTTATCATATGCCAGCTTATAAACTTGGTCGTTGGGATGGTACAGTTAGATTCTGTGATGTTGGTGGTCGTACATTTTTAAATTTACTTGATGATATCTTGCCTGTAATTATGGAAGAAGGATATGAAGTAAAGATTGATGATGACCGCCAGTTACACAACCTAGAGTTTACTCAAGTTAAGGAAGATTATTGGGGTGATGCAGTATGGCCAGCTGGACACATACAAGAGGGCCAAAACATACGTTTAAGAGACTATCAGGTAGATATAGTCAATAAGTTCATAGAACACCCTCAATGCTTACAAGAGGTCGCCACAGGCGCAGGAAAGACGATAATAACTGCTACTTTATCTAGTCTAGTAGAACAATATGGACGTAGTATAGTTATTGTGCCAAATAAAGATTTAGTTAGGCAGACATTTGAAGATTATGAAAACTGTGGATTAGATGTAGGTGTATATTTTGGTGATAAAAAAGATATCGGTAAAACACATACAATCTGTACTTGGCAAAGTTTGAATTCATTATTAAAAAGAAGTAAAGCCGGAGAGGCTAATATACAAGATTTTATTGAAGACGTAATCTGTGTTATGGTTGATGAGGTTCATCAGGCAAAGGCAGATGTATTGAAAGATTTACTTACAGGTGTTTTTGCTAATATGCCAATTCGTTGGGGACTAACGGGAACGATACCAAAGAGTGATTGGGAATCAGCTTCATTAAGAAGTTCTTTAGGAGAAGTTATTCATAAACTTGCGGCTAAAGAATTACAAGACCAAGGAGTACTTGCTAAATGTCATGTCAATATTGTACAGACGGCAGAAACGGCAGAATATGGGGATTATCAGAGTGAACTAAAGTTTTTATTAGAAGATAAAAAACGTATGCAGTATGTGTCAAATATGATTAGAGATATAGCTAAATCAGGTAACACATTGGTTCTAACTGGTAGAATTAGTAACGGAAATATGTTACAGGAACTATTAGACGGTTCTGAATTCGTTCAGGGATCAATGAAAGTAGTTGATAGAAAAGATGCATACGATGAAATAAATCAAGCAACTAACTCAATAACTATTGCGACTTACGGTGTCGCCGCAGTGGGAATTAATATTCCAAGAATATTTAATCTGGTTTTGCTTGAGCCAGGCAAAAGTTTTGTAAGAGTAATACAATCAATAGGACGAGGTGTACGTATTGCAAAAGATAAAGATTTTGTTAATGTTTGGGATGTAACTAGCAGATGTAAATTTAGTAGACGCCATTTAACAGAACGTAAAAAATATTATAAGGATGCTCAGTATCCTTTTACAATAGATAAGGTAAATTACTAATGAAAATTTTAACACCAGAAAACATATGTTATGAAATGAATTCTCTTCCAGAAAACGAGATTGAAGACATAAGATATTGTGTAATGGATGTAACGGATAAGAATGAACCAGATTTCTTTTTTATACCGTTAGTATTCATTGAAACATTTAACGCACCTAGTATTAACTTAAGTATAGGTCCTTGGACAATAGAAATGCCAATCGATTGGAATATTCTTATTGGGGATCCAGATATGGGACAACTAGAATTTATTCCATTAACAAGTATTAATGAAAGACCTTTTCAAACTATCTTGACAAATCCTCTCGCAGGCTTTACAATGGGATGGGAAGACATAAAAGTAAACAATGTATTTGCAGATGTAAAATGGTTTTTTCCAAAACTCAAATATGGTCATATATTAGTTATACCATTAGAGCATGGACCAAAACCAAAGTGTGCATATTTTGTAAAAGACTTGAATAGAATACCAGACGTATTAAACAGTTATGACTTTTTTTAAGGAGTAAACAATGGCAGAAAAAATACCATTAAAAGAAATTCTCGGTGCAATGGATCGCCGTGATTTTAATTGGTATTCGAATCTTGATGATGAGAAAAAGAAACAATTTTCAAGTTGGTTATTTCTCAGATATGCAAGTAGTGCCAAAGGTAAAGATAAAGATGAAGTTCTGTTGAATACAAACGAATTTGTAAACAAGTATTATAAAGATTTATATAAGCATGAAGACTTGATGTGGAAGTTATTTTGCTTAACATCTACAGGAAAAAATCAATTCCATGAGTATATAAAACCGCCAAACTCACGTATCAAGACAGATACAATATCTCAGTTTATATCACAAACATATCCTCACATGAAAGGTGATGAAATTGAATTGTTTAGACAGTTGAATTCTGATGATGATATAAAACAAATGGCAAGAGATACTGGAATGACTGATAAAGAGTTTGATGAAATTTTTGGTAAAACGAAAAAAAGGAAAAAGAAATGACAAATGACGAACTAGTAACAACAATTAAAATACTCGTAAGTGAAATCGAGGTACAAAAATTAAGAATTCAACCACATGACACTGGTCACATACATACTACTATCGGCGTATTAGAGGATAGAGTAGAAGAACTTTTAAATGAAGTTAAGACAGGTGTTAATATGTTTTCTTCATCTACCTATGTAGGTGTAGAAAATGGAAAATACGTAGGCGTTAAAGATGTTTAGTGGTTGAGATAAACGGACCCGTAGTTCAGCTGGATAGAACGCCTGTCTACGAAACAGGAGGTCAGAGGTTCGAATCCTCTCGGGTCCGCCAGAAAGAGAAGTCTATGTTTGAATGTAAATTTTGTGGAAAAAGTTTTAAGAGAGAAAAGACTCTTATTGCCCATATGTGCGAACAGAAAAGAAGATTTACAAACAAAGATTCAAAATATGTAAGATTAGGATTTCTTGCATATAATCGTTTTTATGAAATATCTCAAAGAGGCACAAAACAAAGAACATACGAAGACTTTTCTAAAAGCAATTATTATACTGCATTTACAAAGTTTGGTAAATATATTATAGAAGTAAATGCTATAGACCCAGAAAAGTTTATAGATTTTGTTATAACAAGCGGCGTAAAGCTGGATAAATGGTGTTCTGATACTGTTTATGAAACTTATATCAGAGAACTAAATAAAAAAGAGACAGCCGAACGTGCAGTTGAAAGAGGCATCTTATTGATGCAACAATGGGGAATGGAAAATGATAGACCGTTTAATGTATTCTTTAGGGAGATTAGTAAGCCACGTGCTATACACTGGATCAAATCCGGACGCATTAGCCCTTGGATTATTTTTAATTCTATGTCTGGTACTGAACTTTTAAATAGTTTCAATGACCATGAGTTAAATTTGATTAATGAATATCTTGAGCCTACTTTCTGGACAAGAAAGTTTGAGGTCAGAAAAGACGATGTTATTTTTGTAAAAGAGATTCTAGAGAAAGCAGGTATTTAAAATGAGTGAAGACATTACAAAAAGAATTGAACAAGTAGAAAAAAAGGTAGATAAATTACAAAAAAGTTTAGATGAACTAAATGCAAAGCTAAGTAAACATATAGAGTTCATTGACAACACATACGAAGGATTAAGAAATCCTATCGATGCGGCTAAAAGATTTTTACGGAGATAATATGGCAACTAAAAAGGTAACAAAAGCGACTTCAAGGATAGTAGAAATACAGGAAGATCCTGATACAAAGGAATGTTATTTTGTTCTACCACAAGACGTTATTAGAAGTCTAGGTTGGAGTGACGATGATGAGTTGGAATGGATTGAAAATCCTGACAAAAGTTGGTCTCTTAAAAAAGTTAAAGAGGACAAAAATGACAAGTAAAGAAAAATATATCTATGAAAGCCCAGATGGAGGAAAAACTGTGACTAGAAGAAAGTTTGGAGAAACTGAAAAAGAATTATTAGAAGAATATAACGAAATACAAACTTGGAAAAAAGAAGAAGACAACCACTTAACATTAGATATGGGTGATAGTTTAGATTTAGATGTTTCTAACTCAACTACTATAACAACTACTATGCATGACACATTGTCTGTGGCAGGTGATTACACATATACAACATCGCCTTCTACTTTGACATTAGGTGGAAGTGGATATCAGTTTGAAGATGTAGAACCAGATTTACATGTGACAGTCAATGGCGAAGAAAGAAAAATGAGCGAAGTAATTGAACAAGTAGATAGCATTTCAAAAAGATTAAAAGTTTTAGAAAAGCCTGATGAAAAAACTTTAGAAAAATATAAAGTACTTGCAGATATATATGAACAATATAAAATTGCAGATGCATTTCTAAATTCTCCTGGACCGGAGGACGATGATGAAAACCATTGATTATGATTGGATTAAAGTAGATAAAGCTATTCAACATATAGCAATGCAAATGTATCAAAGTGAATGGAGACCGGATTATATTGTTGGTATAACTAGAGGTGGATTAATACCAGCAGTTATGTTATCTCATATGACTAATATTCCAATGCATACACTTTCAATACAACTTGGTACAGAAGGACTTGAAGAAAATACAGAAAGTAATTGTTGGATGGCAGAAGATGCCTTTGGTTACAAAGATAAACAAAAAAATATATTAGTTATTGATGATATTAATCGTGGCGGTGATGCTCTTGCATGGCTTATGAATGATTGGAAAGAAGGTTGCTTACCCAATGATACATTAACTTGGGAAAGTGTTTGGCACAATAATGTTAAGTTTGCTTCACTTATTATGGATCCAAATTCTATTGTTGATACTGATTACTACTATGAAGAATTATATTCAGAAGACGAAAATTGGGTAACATTTCCGTGGGAAAAATAGACGTATTACCACAAAAAACTTACTTGCTAGAATACTTTGCTGGAACATATGGAGACTATATATCAGGTCTTATATCATATTCAGTAAAAGGGTTTTATGATGATTATGAGTTAAAAGACCAATGGAGATATTGGTCTGTTGATTATGCTTTAGTAAAAAGAAATAGATATTCGCTAAGTTTAAGAGGTGGTGGATATGAGTTTGTAGAAAAGTATAATGAGTTTATGCTTTCACGTATGATAGAAGATTTTCGCCCTCACTTTGACGAAATGAAACCAACTAAAGTCTTATTCAATACACACCCAAGACTTGTACAGAACAGACAACCAAATAGCAAAGAACATTATAGAACACTTGTAAATGATTTTACTAAAACAAACACACTGTTTTTGGCAGTGCCTTTAGAGTTTGAATCTATATTCAAAGTTGCATGTAATGAGTATTATACAAGTAAGATGCATACAGAAAATAATATGGAAAATTTTTTAGAATTATTTAAACTACATGCAGACAAACAAGCACTTGCTCTAAAAATAATACCCGATGAAAAACGTTTCATGCTACATGATGTAGATGATATTTCACCAAAAGATATAGTACAGTTTGGCGATGTTGATAGAGAACGTTTTCTTTATTACCAAGATATGTATAACATGGAAAAGATGGAGTTACTAAATTGGCATACTCAACGTCTTTTAAAAAAGACAGAATATAGTAATCCAGAAATAATTAAAGAAATGAAAGACTATGTTAAATCGTTAATGTAGTTAGAAAGTAATTTTCTATCTACGTAAGGTCTTATATTGTGTGTTTGAAAATCTGAAATCTTATAGTCTATTTCTTGTACATTTAAATTATCAAACTTAAACTGCTTAACATAATCAGCAAATCCAACATACTCAGTATCATACTTACCATATAGATAGTCTACTTTGATATTAGGATATGCATCTAAGTATCTGTATGGGTCTAATATCTTATTATCAATATTTAACTTTTTAAATCCCCAACATTTTACCATATGCATAATTGCAACATTAATCATATCTAGCTTTTGTTCTTCAAGGTGTGATGGTCTATTAAACCATTTGAAATAAGATTTAATCCAAGGAGAATGTTCCCAAGAATATGTTGCTTGACCGGCTGTAGTTAATACGTTTGTTACTATATCACTTAGATGATATGCGACACTTAATGCACTACCGGCATGTTTAGAGTCTGCGTATATTATTACGTGCTTGTATTTTTTCTTAACATATTCTCTTATCTGATTACACATCTTTTCTTGTGTATCGTTCTTTTTACTTACACCTAATACCATTGCACTAGGATATAAAGACTCAGGATATCGTAATGGGTCTTCATTTACAATCAACAAGTCAGTATCTAAGTTTACAATTTTCTCACTTACGTTTGTTAGTGGACTTGTCAATCTACCTTCATGTCCTGCATAACTTGTAAAGTGAATTATTAGTTTATCAAAATCTTTGTCAGTTTTCTTCCAACACATAGTATAATCTTCACTGACATTTTCAAACTTATCAGTATCATATTGATATACCATGTCGGAATGAATATCCCAACTACCTGTTCTTGCTTTTTGGGTGTAAGTATCTACTACATCTTTTTTATAAATCTTAGTGTAGATATCGCTACTTTTTATATTACGTAACTCTATATATTTTTCATATACTAGTTTTTCGTGTAAAAAGTATAAATCAAGTTCATCGTTTAGGTCTATATCTAAATCGAGTAGTTTAATTTTCATTAATCATACTCCGCTAGATACTCCACTAAATCTTTAACGTTTTTAATTTCGTCTAGTCTTTGGTTGTCTAATTCGATATCTAACTCGTCTTCTAGTGTAACTAGAATTTCAATACTATCTAACGAATCAACGCCAATGTCTTTAAATGGTTGACCTGATTCGATAAACTCATCAGTTAGTTCAACCTCTGCCCTGTCAAGTGTAATTTCTTTTAGTGCCTTTAGTGTTCTGCTCATTTTAATAGCCGCCTTCATTCTCTTTTGTGTGTTCGTAAAATGGTGCAAGTTTGAAGTCTTGTGTAATACGTCCTCTTCTTTTGCTACCTGGGTCTGGAATACCACCTTCATTGTCAGTATCCCAATTAGTAATTTTTACCCATCTTCCTCTATTTAGAAGTTTATTTCCTTCCTTCAGTGGGAATAAAATAGTGTTCTTTTCGCTAAACTTATTGTAGTAAGGTACACCGTGAAAGCTCCAAATATAGTCCTCAGAGACATTAAATTGGTCTGCACATAGTTTTACTAGCCCTTCTAATTTAATGTTACCGTCTTTGTCTTTCTGATATCTACCTAATTGTCCAACGTTTTTAATTCTCATCATTACGTTGTTTATCTTTTCTTTCTCTATAAGTTCTTTTAATCTTGCTGGTGCTTCATAATTAATCTCTGGAATAATAATAGTACCAGTATTCAAATTCATTTTTCTATCTACGATATTACGAAGTGCTTTTAGTTTTTTAGTTGCACAACGTAGTTCATCGATTTGTTCATACCAATCATCGTTATCTACTCCATTCAAACTTAAAGTTACACTACGTAATCCTGCTTCAATTAAAGTATTTAAATATTTTGGACGTGATAATCTTAATCCATTTGTTACTAAAGTACAACTATGCTTTCTACCATTGGTACGTCCATGCTCATATACTGCACGAATAAAATTTGCACAGTTAGGAGACATTGTAGGTTCTGCACCGATAATACGTACAAATGCTCGACCACCAAGCCTATCCATGAAATCCTTAAATCTATCTAAGTCCATATCAGGTGGTTCTCTGCTAGGTATATAACAGTTCTTACAAGTCATGTTGCATTTATGCGTGATATCTGCACATATATCTACAAACGTATTTTCTTCTGGTTCTGTAATCTCATAATTAAAGAGTTTATGAAGCATATAGTTTTGTACCTTAATAAATATGTTTATGTACATCTATTTATCGTCCCGGGAAATGCGCCAATGTTAAAGCATTTATACAAATTCGATTATCGAATTGACAAGGACCAACTCAGAAAAGAACACAAGTTGATGCAAGAAAGTAATGATACTTCTTTGCATAATGTTAATACCGATTTATTAGAAAAAGTTAATGCAGGCAGAGAAACTGGTGAAGATATTTTCCCTACATATCATGATTTAAAAGATAAAGAGCAATGGGATAATATGGATACTTTGAAAATAAGAGCATTCAATGAATATCAATATCAAGATGATTGTCCAGAAATGAAAAGATTAACTAATGATTTTGCTAAGATATTAGATAGTAAAGACATAACACCGTTCTTTGTATTACAAGAGCAAAACTCAGACTTTCCAATGCATATTGATATGGGGTTTCAATGTGCAATAAACTTAATTATAGATGGTGGAGATACACCAATTATGTTCAGAGAAGACGATGGATCTATACATAAATACAACTACGATAACGCATTACTTAACATCTGTAACGTCTTTCACGGTGTACCTAAACAACAAGATATGAAAAGAATGTTACTTAAATTTAGAATAAAAGATGTATCGTATAATAATGCATGTAAGCGAATGATGGAGTACTTTAGTGAATAATTCTATACATAATATAGATTTTGATATTGACAAAGATAAGCTAATAGAAGAAAGCAATCATTGTCAGTTTGTACCAATCAATCGTGTTACATTAAAACGTGTTCAGTTAGGTAGCTATGATGCAAAAGGTAGAAAGTTTTCTGATTATCTTAACAAGGAAGATAAAGATTGGTGGATGCGACAAGATACTTGGCAATCAAGTATGAATGCTGATGCTGATATGTTAACTAAGATGCCAGAGACTACTAGAATACTTTCTATATTTAAAGAGAGATTAGACACTAATGATATTGAGGCTAACTTTTTTACGCAAAAAGTAGGCACTAATGTTAAGATGCATGTTGATGTTGGTACATCTTGTGCTATAAACTTTATACTCAGAGGAGAAGAAACTCCGATAGTATTTGAAGAAGATGGTACATTTTATTATAAAGATGCATTAATAAATGTTAGTAAGAAACATATGGTACCAGAACAAACATCTACAGATAGAATGCTTTTTAAATTAAGAATTTTAAATATGCCATTTGAAGAAGTAAGAGAAAAACTGATATGAACAAAAGCCAAATATTTATATTATTACATCATGTATCGTTAGCAGTAGGCATTGCGATGTATGGGTTTCAATGGCCATGGGCTATCGTAGTATTTTTGTTTGGAATGTTTTGGGCTTGGGTAGTAGGACATAATATTATTCATTATTATTTTGCTCATGGCAAATACGAGGACAATCTTAAAAGTTATTTTTATACTTTACTGTCATTAACGTCTGGATTAGGATCACCAATATCATTCAGTGCTTCACACAGACAACATCATAGATTTACAGACACAGAAAAAGATCCACACTCACCACATCATATAGGATGGAAACGTGTATACTTTTTAGATTGGGAACCACAAAATATCAATCCTAGACTTCTTGCTGATTTTGCCAGAAGTAAATTTCAAAAATGGGTTCACAAACATTGGTATTATTTGCATATTGCAATCGTATTAGTGATTGCTCTTATAGATTTAAGATTGCTATTCTTTGCGTTATCTCCAGGAGTTCTGTATAGTTTTCACAGTGCCAGTTTGACAAATACATTGTCTCATATTGGCGGAGTGCATAGAAATGTACAGTTGCTAAAACCCCTTGCATGGTGGGGGTGGAACCATGCTGACCATCACGATTATAAGTAAGTATTTTTTATGAGGGAGAAAATATGTTATTTGAAACTATCAAAGCCGTTCAGTTAGCTTTGTGCGTTATTATGGGAATAGATGATTGTCCAAACACTAAAATTGTGGAAATGGAAAATGAATGGACACCTGCGTACTATTACTATACTAGTGGAGAAGGTCATATTCATTATGATGATAATCAAATAATTCACGTAGGTATTATTATACACGAATTAGCACATCATTTAGAAAAGACACAAGACAAAGATTTCAAAACAGTCTGTATTAAATATGGTGGTACCAACTGTCATATACATGACAAATAATTAGCTATTGACTATTAGTCTAAAATAATATATAATTACACAACATATTGGAGAAAAGCCTATGGCTAAAAATGGTGAACTAATTAATACGCCTGAACTAATGCGACATGCCAATGTCAAAAGTCGCTTAGATAGGCTTAGAGCATTGCAAGGCAAAACAAAAGATTTAAGACAATTTCATAGTGACTTTGAAAACTATGAGTTTTTAAAATGGACTTGCTTATCCCATGATGATATTAATTACGAAAAGTTATTGGTATCAGGTGCTGGATATGTAGTTCAATTAGTAGATTGGTGTAATAGTCATTGTGAAGATTATTATGTTGCTTATCAAGGGAAACTGTATTTTAAAAGTGAAACTGATGCCGCATACTTTACAATGGTCTGGAAATAGTGTATACTAAAATTATGAATAAAGTAGAAACAGATATTGATATTGATGTAATTGACCGTGACACAGTCCTTACACATTTTCGACACATAACAGCCAGTATCAAAAAAGGCGATAACTGGACAAAGCATAATAGTGGTGTATATCTACAGCCTATTCCATATGATCCAATATCTGGTTTATCTGCTATCGAATATAAAGAAGCAGAAGAACGTGGATACTTTAAACTAGATTTTCTTAATAACAGTTTATATGAAGGTGTCCGTGATGAAAAACACCTTGATGCATTGATTGATAAAGAACCTTTATGGGATTTATTACAACACGAAGATATTGTAAAAAATCTTGCACACGTACATAATCATATAGATGTTTTGAAAGTAATGAAACCTCAAAGTGTAATGGAACTGGCAGAAGTTCTAGCGGTCATTAGACCTGCAAAAAGGCACTTGCTTAATGAAAGTAAGTCTAAGATTTCTGAATTAGTTTGGCAAAAGCCAGAAGATGGTACTTACTATTTTAAAAAAGCACATGCTATTGCATATGCAGTAAGTATTGTGGTTCAGCTTAATCTATTTTGCGAACAAGTTGAACAGAACGCCTCTTAATACGTTTCTGTATAATATTTGATAGACTAGTCTCTGGTCCCCATGTTACCTCAACATCTTTTGAATTCATATTCAATATCCAATTCTTATACTTGCCAATCTGTGAGCCTAAAAATAAATTAATCGGCATAAGCCTATTAGACTCCCACCACCATTGTTCTCCTAATTCTACGAACTTCTTTCTTAATTCAGGTGTTGGTATTGCCTCAAAGTTGTACATCGAAGTGATTACTTGGTCTGAATTTATAATTATACCTAGATGCTCAGTAAATTCTTTTTTATTTCCGTATCTAACATATGAGAAGAACGGATAATTCTCTTGCATCCATTGTTGTTTTTCTTTGTCCATCGTTATATTTAGCTAACCTAGAAAATGGTCTCTGGGAGATAAATACATATATGAATTTAAACATGTATCAATATGAAAAAACTATTGAGATTACTTGTGCAGATGGTGACAACACAAGTAACATGACAACTTACCTGAGGAATATGCCAATGTATGACGGACAACACAAACTTCATAAGGGTATTGATAATACTCTTAGATTTAATTTACGAGATACCGATAGAAAACCTATCGACTTGACTAACAAAACTATTATATGGAAAATGTACGATAGAGAAACGAGAGAGAACGTACTATTCAAATACCTTACCGTCACCAACGCAACCAAAGGTATGGCACAATTAACTATATTTACAACAGATACGATAATGCTACCTCAGGGCTTTTATCAATTTGCTATGTATACTGTAGAAAATGGCGTAGAACAAATCATATACACTGACACATACGATAATGCTAAAGGCGTAATCGAAGTCATAGACGATGTATATCCAGAGTTTGTAGATTCACAGGAAAGTTCAACATTTTTTAACGATGGCTCTTACTTTATGTCAACTGCTTTCGATGGATCTTCATCAACATCTAAGTCAAAATCAATTCATACTGTAGCTTTATACTTTGACAATTTCTCTGGAACTGTTAATTTACAAGGCGATTTAAGTGAACAACCAAGTTCACAACACTCAGATTGGTTCAATATCAATCCAAAACTATTCTCAAATCCAGATATCACAGTTAATAATGAGACTGGTGTACAAGCATTTGTGCTTGAAGCAAACGTAAATTGGATAAGAGTTAGATACACTGCGACTAACGGTTCTATTAAAAAAGTTCTACTAAGAAACTAATATAGCACTTGACTTTCTGGTCCTAGTTTGCTATTATACTAGTATGGACCTTCAACAAGTAATATTCACACATATCCCTGGAAAGAACAGACAATCTAGTGGTGGCTGGACTAGTTTCAACTGCCCATGTTGTATCGAGGAAGGCGAGCCTCGTTTGGATACTAGAATGCGTGGGGGTGTTCGTAGCGACGGTGATTCCATATCATACCACTGTTTTAACTGTGGGTTCACTGCAAGCCATCGTCACGGAAGAATACTTAACAAGAAATTTTTAAAACTCATGCGAAATATGAATATTTCTGAAAGCGAGATTAAGCGTTTACAGTTAGAAGCAATCCGTCAGAAAGAGTTGTCTGAAGGTCCATACCTATTTACATCTAAAACACAAGTGACACGTGTTCCAAGTTTTCCTGATGTCGAACTACCTGAAGGTTCGGAAGATTTGGAAGTTTTACTAGCAAAAGATAATCCTCCAGAAGGAGCCATCTATGCAGTTAAATATTTGATTGATAGAGGAGTATATGATAATATAGAGGATTGTTATTGGTCTCCAGATAAGTTTTTTAAAAATAGAATTATATTTCCATTTTATCAAGGAGATAGAATAGTAGGATATACTGCTAGAGATATAACTGGAAAGTCCTCGTCTAAATACATGACGAAAGCACCGAGAAAATTTTTACATAACGTAGACAAGGTAAAATCTAATAATAAATACTTAATCGTATGTGAAGGTATAATCGATGCTCTTGCATTGGATTGTATTGCGATTACAAGTAACGAGGCTTCACAAGACCAAATTGATTATATAAATCAGTTTAAAGGAGAGGTTATTGTTTGTCCCGACAGAGACAAAGCTGGAGAGAAGTTAATCAAACAAGCCCAAGAAAATGGTTGGAGTGTATCTTTCCCTATGTGGGAGGACGACATTAAAGATGCCGCAGATGCAATTCAACGATATGGTAAACTATATACCTTACAAAGTATTATAGATGCACGTATAAGTAACAACACTAAAATAAGTGTGAAAATGAGAATAGGATAAACTATGAAAAAAGTAAAGAGTACAATTATACCACAACCCAAAGAACAACCGGCACCACCCCCACCCCCTCCGATGCCAACTCCGCCAGTACCACCAAAGCAGGCAGGTGAGTTCTTAAGAGAGAATGGTGTATTGTTCATGGACAAAGAGTTCAACCAAGACAACTGTATGCCTCTTGTAAGAATGATTTTAGAATACAATCTGATGCCAAAAGATAAAGCACCAGATATTATTCACTTATATATTAATTCACCAGGTGGTTTGGTAGACAGTTGTATGCATCTAATTGATACAATCAAACAATCACGTATTCCAGTATATACATATGGAATGGGTTCTATTGCAAGTTGTGGAGTTATGTTGATGATGAGTGGTGTAAAAGGTCATCGTTATGTCACACAAAATACCGCAGTAATGTCACATGAATTCTCAGGTGGTCAAAAAGGTCAATATCATGATATGTTAGATAGTAAAAAACATATGGATTGGACTAACGAAAAGTTATTAGAACATTATATCAAGTGTACAGGTAAAACAAAAACTTACATTCGTAAACATCTATTAGCACCCAAGACAGACCATTGGCTTACTCCAGAAGAAGCAGTTAAGCATGGTATCGCAGACGAATTAATTACAACTTATTAACAGTTTTCTATTGACTCTTTCAACTAAATCTGTTATTCTAACAGTAATAATTTTGTAACAAAGGTGGGTTCTATGAAGATTATCGCAGGCAACAGTAATGTTGAACTGGCTGAGAAGGTAGCTGAACATTGTTTTACAGATATTGTTCCAGCAGAAATAAAAACATTTGCAGATGGTGAATGCTCAGTAGAGTTTCATGAAAATATCAGAGGTGAAGACGTTTTCATTATTCAAAGCACAAGCACTCCTGTAAATGATAACTTAATGGAATTATTGATTATGATTGATGCGGCAAAACGTAGTAGTGCTAGTCGTATCACTGCGGTAATTCCTTATTTTGGTTATGCAAGACAAGATAGAAAGAGTGCATCACGTACTCCTATAACTGCAAAGTTAGTTGCGAATCTGCTTACAAAAGCAGGTGCTGATAGAATTTTAACAATGGACTTACATGCTGGTCAAATTCAAGGATTCTTTGATATTCCTGTTGATGATTTAACGAGTAGGTTAGTCTTTGCAAAAGATATTCAAAGAACTATTAAAGTAACAGAAGAACCAATTGTATTTGTTTCACCAGATGCTGGTGGTACAGTAAGAGCAAGAAAGTTTGCTGATATGTATCATGCCAATTATGCAATCGTTGACAAACGAAGACCAGAAGCAGGCAAGGCAGAAGTTATGAATTTGATTGGTGAAGTAAAAGGCAAACATGCAATTCTTGTAGATGATATTGTTGATAGTGGTGGTACTCTTTGTAATGCGGCTGAGGCAATTTTAAATGCAGGTGCATTAAGTGTTAGAGCATATATCACTCATGGAGTGCTAAGTAACAAAGCATGTGAAAGAGTTGAAAAAAGTAAATTAGATGAACTTGTTATTACTGATAGTATCAATCATAAACTTTCGTGGAAAAAGACACGTTCAGTAAGTGTTTGTGGATTATTAGGAGAAGCAATCAGACGAGTTAATAATGAAGAAAGTGTAAGTAGTTTATTTAAGGTTAAGATACATTCATGAAAATTAAATTAGATATTACTAAGATTAATAGTAGGTTGCATTGGACAACACTTTATAGTGAAAAATTATTATTAGCAGTAATTGGATTACTAACTATGTTTGCGGCTGGTTCAGATATTTTTCACATGTTAAAGAACATGCAAGTAGAACTAGGCGACTTGTTTTTACTTTTTATCTATGCAGAGATTGTAGGAATGGTAGGAGCATTCTATATTAGTAATAGAATACCTGTTACTCTACCTATTATCATTGCTATGACGGCACTTTGTAGATTAATTGTTCTACATAGTAAAGAAGCAGATCCTTGGATGCTTGTTGCAGAAGCAGGTGCTATTGCAGTATTGGCAGGCGCGGCATACTTAATGAGTGCAAAAGAAAAATTAAGTTTAGAGAAAAAAGAAATAAGAGAAAACAAAAATGTATAAAGTTACCGCATATTTTAAAAATCGTACATATACAGAAACTTTTAAAAACTTATATGATGCGATAGAAGCCAAGGATAATGCAGATGCATATTATCCAATAAGAGTAACATTAGAAGGAGTATTTTCTATGAAAGAATGGGTATATGATTGTTGGAATAGTGTAATGGATGATAAAAGAAATCCTCTAAGTAACATTCCAGATTTTAGTACACGACATATGATTATGCAAATATTAGCATGGATGTGGTGTATAACTTTTTCGTTTATTGTAGGCAGTTTATGGATAGGTATAATTAGCATGATGGCACATGTAGTATTACTAGGAGCCATTGCCGTAACAGTAGCGACATTTGAAACTGCAAAACGTAACCCTATAAAATTAATGAATTTTGCTAATGGGTATACGTCATATGGACGTGGCAGAAACTATACTATCTACAGAGATAAAGATGGTAACGCACATAAAGTAGAGTTACCAGAAGGAGACCCGGGCGGCGAACACGAATAAAGAAGTTGACATTCAACGTTGGATTGAGTAGAATAGAAGTATGGCAGAAGAAGTAAAAGATTATAGTTTAGATTTGCAGAAATTGTTTGTTCAGTTTATGATAACTGATCCTGAACTTTATTCAAGAGTCAGAGCGATAGTCGAACCTAAGTATTTTGATAGAAATATCAGAAAAGTAGTCGAAGTATTAGTTAATCATAGTGAAGAATATGCTACGATTCCAACTACTGAAATTATCAAAGCACAAACAGGACAAGAGATAGAAAAATTAGATAACATCAATCAACACGTAGATTGGTTTATCGATGAGTTTGAAACTTTTTGTAGACACAAAGCAATCGAAAAAGCAATCATTGATAGTGCAGACTTGCTTGAAACAGGTAAGTATGGAGAAGTAGAACTTAGAATTAAAGAAGCAGTACAAACTGGACTTGCACGTTCATTAGGTACAGATTACTTTGCAGATCCTAGAGCAAGACTTGAAAAACTAAAAGACAATAACGGACAAATCACAACTGGTTGGAAATCATTAGATGATAAACTTTATGGTGGTATCAATCGTGGTGAGATTTCTATTTTCTGTGGTGGATCAGGTGCAGGTAAATCTTTGTTCATGCAAAATATGAGTTTGAATTGGGCAGAAGCAGGAATGAATTGTGTATACTTTACACTTGAACTTTCAGAAGAACTATCAAGTATGCGTATGGATGCAATGCTTACTGATAGAAGTACAAAAAGAATTTTTAAAGAATTAGATGATGTAGAATTACAAGTTAAAACTAAAGGTAAGAAGTCTGGCATGTTACGTGTTAAGTATCTTCCTTCTGGTTCTTCAATTAATGACTTGCGTTCTTACATTAAAGAACTACAGATACAAACTGGCAAACGTGTAGATTGTATGTGTGTAGATTACTTAGATTTGTTAATGCCAGCAACAAAGAAAGTGTCAGCAAGTGATTTGTTTATTAAAGACAAATATGTAACAGAAGAAATTCGTAACTTTGCAATGGAAACTGAAACTGTTTTGGTAACTGCATCACAGTTAAATAGAAGTGCAGTTGAAGAAATCGAATTTGACCATTCACATATCGCAGGTGGTATCTCTAAAATTCAAACTGCGGATAATGTTATTGGTATCTTTACAAGTCAAGCAATGAGAGAACGTGGTCAATATCAATTACAGTTATTGAAAACACGTTCAAGTAGTGGTGTAGGTAGCAAAATTAATCTAGTATTTGACAGAGATAGTCTTAAGATTTCAGATGATACAGAAGGGTTAGCTGATGCTCAAAATACATCAAATACGATGAATGTAGTCGATACATTACGTCAAAAAACCGTAGTAAAAGCACCAGAAACTAACGAAGAAGAAAAGACTGATGTTGCAATGAACCTGAGAGCAATGTTAAAGACCAAGACACGCACTCCTTTTGATGAAAACTGATAAATACAGTTAGAACGGAGAAATATCATGGATAAACCTCGTAAAAGTCTATTTGAAGAACTAAATTCTATCTCATATGATAGAGATAATAAACGTTTAGTAGAGCAAAAAGGCGAACATATCATAACGGGAGCGATAAATCTTATAGAATTTATCAATCGTGAGTTTGATGATGAGACTGCAAATGACTTAACTAAGAGATTAGTTAATAGTATTAGGTCTCAAGATCCGAGAAAGTTTAAACGTGGTATAAAAAGTGTCAAGGCTAAAACATAATGACTTTAGAGCAACAGTTAAATAGATTAAAAGTACTATCAGGTATATATAAACCATATCTACCAGAAGAAACTCAACAAGAGAACATATCTTATACTGGTACAGAGAAATCTAAACTCCAAAAGAAGCATAATATACAGCCAGGCACAGATGAATGGTTTAAGTTATGGTTTGCTAAGCCTCATTTAACTGGCGAGAGACCTTTTGGGGATAAACAATGAAAGTAAGAGATATATTAGGCAAAGGCAGAGAGCGTAGATTTAGAGGACCACGTAAACCTCGTTTTAAACAAGTAGGTTTTCATAAAAAATTAAAAGGTCTATTAGATGCTGAATTAAAAGAAGAAGATAAGAATACACACCTAGACCATGCAGAAGAATTAGTATTCATAAATGGATCAGAAGGTATAAAACGTGTTGTAGATACGTTCACTAAATTATTAAATACACTTGATGGACAAGGTGGCGGTGATGCAATCACTACTAAGTGGGACGGATCACCAGCAGTATTTTGTGGAACAGATCCAGCAGACGGACAATTCTTTGTAGGCACAAAAGGCGTGTTTGCTAAAACACCAAAACTTAATAAATCTTCACAAGATATTGAACAAAATCACGGTGATACTGTAAAGAACGGCGAACCAGTGAGCAAAGAAGGTCTACGTAATAAACTTAATGCTTCATTAGAACATTTGAAAGACTTAGGTATTGATGGTGTCTTACAAGGTGACTTATTGTTTACTAAGGGTGATTTAAAACAAACAAACATAGAGGGCAAAGCCCATATAGCATTCAAACCAAATACAATTACGTATGTTGTACCAACAGACAGTCAGATAGCGAAAGAAATGATGGCGGCTGAGATTGGTATTGTGTTTCATACAAGTTATTCAGGAGATAGTTTAGCAGATATGAAAGCATCATTTGGTTATGATGCAAGTAATCTTAAATCTACTCCAAATGTTTGGTTTACAGATGCACGTATTAAAGATGTATCAGGACAAGTAAACTTAAAGAAAGAAAATGTTGCAAGAATAAGACTAGCAATTAAAGAATTAGCAACACTGAAAGTTGATGCAAAGACTTTTAAAGCAATCAATCAAAAGATTGGTCAGATAGAATTAGTTGATGCTATTAAGGCACATGCAAATAAACCAATACGTACAGGACAAGCATTAGAACAAGATGCAGATGTCTTTGTTAAAGGATTTTTAGAAGGTTTACAAGCAAAATTAGATAAAGAAATTAGCAATTTAGCTACAGGACCTGAAGGAAAAGCAGGTCAGGCTAGATTACAAGCAAAAGATGATATAGCAAATATCATAAATACATATGAGAAACAGATTGCAGATATGTATCGTGCTTATCTAAAAGTTGAAGCAGTTAAAATGATGTTTCAACAAAAGATGAAGAACATAAAAGCAATAGACAGTTTCATTGAACAACCAGATGGTTCATTTAAAGTAACAGACCCAGAAGGATTTGTTATTGTTGACCATGTAGGTAAAGCAATGAAGATTGTTGACAGATTAGAATTTAGTGCGGCAAACTTTGCACCAAGGGATTAGTTAGATGTTAAGTAAGAAATGCAAATTGCACCTAGAGGAAGTAGGCGAAACACGTTGGCAACATTTTAAACATGCAATGTGGGTTTCGTGGCAACTAGAAAAGGCCGCATATGCGTGTATGATACATGCGTTTGCACCAAGATGGTTTACATCCTATGCAAGTGATAGATGCAATCAAGTATTGCAATCGAGGACAAAATGATGGAACAATATAAAGGCAAATTACAGTTAGTTAACACATTTACAGAAAGTAGATTGTTTAGAACAAAACAAAATCAAAATAAAACAAATGTAGATGATGCGGCTGAGTTATCATTTGCTTACATGATGATTTTAAATATGTTTAATAAAGACTATGAGTTTGCTCCATTGGCGTCTGATTATGCAAGTAGAACAGTAGCATATCGTAACTTTGATTATTTCAGAACAAGTGGTACAGACTTGTATGTAATGATTAATAGATTGATTGGCAAAGAAGTCAACGATGATGATCCAAGAGATAAGATTGCATTAAGTCGTATTAATTTAAAAAGACAAGAAGCTATAAGATATCTAAGTCATATAGCGGCAAACAAGTCTGAATCAGGATTTGAACAAAGAATGCTACTAAGATTTCAAAGAGATTTAAACATACAAGATGGAATGCTTAAATCAATGAGAAGATTAATAGGTGACTGGGATAATTTAAGTCAGAATCAAAGAGCCCTAGTTACTACTAGAATGATGCAATATTTACGTAGAAAAGCAATGCGTAGTGAGTTGATGCCAGCGTTAGCTAAGTTCCAAAAGCGTGGAAACTACATAGTTAATGACAAAAAAGACACTAAAAAGAAGATTTGGGACAGCCCAATCACTAAAGCAGGTGTGGCAATTGGTGCAATTTACGGTGCAGGTAAGCTAGGAAAAGAGTTAGGTAAGACTTCTTATCAAACTGGACGTAATTTAGGCGGAAAATTCCAGTCTCGTGGCAAGTAAACGCCCACTTTTTTGCAAAAAAAGATAAATAAAAGCATAGAGCAATACAATTTTATAATGCTCGAGGAAATATCTATTTAGGAGAACTAAAATGGCAAAAGTACATGAAACATATTCAGCAGGTCAATTCCTTACTGGTAACTTAAATCACTTCACAGTGACAAAGACTGGTATGGCGGCGTCTGACATGAAAGCAGTAATCGAAGGTGCAGGAACACGTGCTACAGTAGTACTAGTTGGTGCTATCGATGGTAACGATGTAAGAATCGCAGTAGAAAACAACGGCGCATGGGATGCCGCTGGTTTAGACGCGGCTCTAGGTGCTGATTTCTCAGTAGCCGACTTCGCATACTAATTTTTACCCCCCTGGACTTAACAGTCCAACCCACACTTTGCGTGTATTTAAAAAGACCCTTTAACGAGGGTCTTTTTTTACCTCTAACTTACCAACCACTTTGATAAATACATATATAATTAAATATTGGAGAAAACAATATGGCAAAGATACATGGTGCCGCTAGTGCAGGCGAAACTTTAGGCGGTAATATAAATTTTTATACATTATATGTTAGTGGTTTAGATATAACTGCAACAGGTAGTGTAGCAGACCAGACACAACAAAACCTTGATGATGTTGTTAACCTAATTTCATTGGTTGCACAGCCAATCATAATGAATAATCCAATCGCAGTTACACTTAATGGTCTAGCACCGTCGTTAACAGGCGCAGGATTTTTATTTAAGTTTGCAGTAGAGCATGGTAGAGTATTTGAAAGAAACGGAGATACAACTTCTGTTCTTAAAGAACTATTTGAAAACGTAACTATCGATGGTGTTACGTTAGTAGAAGGTTCGAATATCGAATACGTAATGTCAGATATACTTTAATTCTAGGAGTTCACTTTGGATTGGAATCAGTTAATAGAATCCAGAGTACAAACCACTACTTGGGATTTAGAAAAAGAAGTTTCAAAAGATACAGTTGAATCTATTATGGATGAAGTCCATAAACGTTCAGCTTCCAAACAAAATCTAGTAAGATACGAAATTCAAATATTCGATTGGTCAGATACAGAGTTTAGAAATCATTTCAATGAACTTTGTATCAGAGAACCATATAAGACACCGGTAGAATACAATACTCAAGTCTTAGCACCTTGGTTAATTATATTAAAACGCAGAGACGGAATACATTGGAATAGAGCAGGAGACCAACCAGGATATCCTGATTTAGATTATTCGACACAACTTTATAATAGATTTGTACCAAGTGCTATGGAAACTGGTATAGCATCAGCTAACATAATATTATCTGCTAAAGCAAAAGGTATAGATACAGGCTATTGTCAGTGCTTTAATTGGGAATATGAACATGCAAATGTAATACTAGATAAACTAGGAGTAGATGATGCAAAGGATGTTTATGTATCTCTAGGACTAGGACATGGTTCTTCTCTAAAAAGAACACTTAATTTACATACAAATCAATGGTATAATACTTTTGCACATGTTGGTAATATGTGGGAAAGAGAACCTAAGCCAAATAAAGAAGATTACATTAAATTCGCATAAAAAATTTTTGAATTAAAATGATAAATACAAACAATGGGATTATAGTTCCCTAGTTTGGAGTTATTATTATGGCAGGAATTGATAGCAAATTAGCACAGTTAGAGACAGAGAGTTTAGAAACTCATGTGGCTGTTGCTCATGAACGATTTAAAAACCTTGATACAAGCATTGCTAGACTAGAAAGTGTAGTCGAAAAGAATGCCTCTGAAACTAAGGAAGGTCTTTCAGAACTTAAAAAAATTATTATCTGGGCAAGTTCTACATTATTTGCCACTATGTTATTAGCCTTATTGACAACTGTTTTTGGTACATCGGTAGGTTTATAATGCAGGTATTTGAAGTACTCCAGCCAGTAGAAGAAGCCAAGCTAGTTTATGCCAGAAAGGGCAGACAGATTGTACGTAAGTACAGATGTTCATCTGGCAGACTAAAGGGTAAAACTGTTTCAAACCCAACTGCTTGTTTTAAGCCAGTTGATATTAAAAAGAGATTTACTCTTGCAAGAACTAAAGCAAAGCTGGGATCAAGACTAAAAAGAAAATCAGCTATGACAAGAAGAATGAACCCGGCAAGTAGACGTTTAAAAACGTTGAACAAAAGGTAAAGAGAGGATATTATGGATTTAAAAAATAAAATCAAAGAGTCTATGAGAACAGAAAGTATAAATGATAAGATTGCCGACATTGCAGATTTAGTTGGTGAGAAAGAAGAAGTTGTACGTGAAAGATTAAAGACTTTAGATTTCAGACAATACATTGAACTTATTAAAGCAGTTAGAGATACACAAATGGAAACTGCTAGAGACATTTTAGGTCTTGGTATGGGTGAATCAAAGTATTATTATGATGGAAAAGTATCCCTAATATCTCCAGAAGAATTCAAAAAAATTCATAAAGATTTTAAAAATGACACACCAGGTGAAGAACGTATGGTTATTTTAGATCCTGAGTCAGGTGCAACTATTTCAGTACCAGTTAAATTTATGAATGAAGAAACAGAAGAA